ATGCAAAAAGTTCTTCGTACTCTATTCCTTTGCCTGAAAATCGTTTGCAACAGTACATTTGATAATTACGCTTGTTCTTCCAATAAAGTTATTAGTAAATATGACAATGGTAAGAAATGTATTGTTGAAGTAAAATGTGATAGCGGGTTTAAGATTAAATGCACAGCAGACCATAGAATCTTGACACAAAGAGGCTATGTTGAAGCTAAAGATTTAACAACAAAAGATTTTGTATTTACCCCCAAAACAATCAAAAAATATAACGATGGGATTAAGAGCAACAAGAAACCCAGCAACGATACACTCTGGATGCTTGGCGCTTTAATTGGAGATGGTACAATTTACTCCAAAGAACATATAGCCCTTACAAATTCTGATATTGAAATTATTGAGAAGTTTAAAGCAAGTGTGGCGCAGGTTGGCGTTAAAGGTAATCCAGAGTTTTCTATTTTTGTAGCTAATGGAAAAACTGTTGATAAGGTGTATCAATGCAAAATTAAGAGCAGAAACTTTAAAGACTCGGTTTGGAATCTTATTGTTAAATTTGGTCTAAACCATAAGGCGGCAGAAAAAGAGATTCCCGTCCAAATTCAACATTATTCCGCGACTGAAAAACTCGCCTATTTCTTGGCTGGTATGTTCAACACTGATGGTGGTTATAATCTCGGAAGAGGAACTATTGAATATTATAGTATCAGTAAGAATCTAGTGTATCAGTTACAAGCGCAACTTTTGAAGTTTGGTATTTACTCTCAGGTCGGAATAAAAAAAGTATCTGGATGCAATTACGATTCTTATATTCTTGCTATTGGGGACAAAAACTCGCTTCATTCTTTTAGAGATAATATTTTATGTTATATCGTTGGTAATAAATATAATGAACTTAACAATATTATTCTCTCAAATAACACAGGCAGATATTTTGTGCCAGAATCTTGCAAGAAAGAATTTCTAAAGTATTGTCATGATAGAAACCTATCTATGAGGGATGTTTCTCTTGAAAAGTTTGGCAGAGAAATTAGAACGACAAATGGCTATCCACTCAATATTGATGATGCAAAAGAAATGTGCTCTGCTGTTTATATGCCAGAAACGTATACCATTGTGAATAGTGACTTTATTACACAAAGGGTTATTTCTGTTTGTGATGACGGCGAAGACGAAGTATATGACATTGGTGTAGAGAACACTCACAACTTTATTGCTGACGGAGTAGTTTGCCACAATTGTGTGGCAAAAAAGCTAGGCACGAAAGACCAATTACCGATTATTCGCAAAGGCTTTGAAGAGAACGCAAAACTAAGATACCATCTTTCGGATGCCAAAACAGACGAAATTATGGATGTCTTTCTAAATTGCATTCTTTATGCCACTCGTTATAGTTTTTCTTCCATCCACTCTTACAGTTACGCTTACATCTCTTATGAGTGCGCTTGGCTTCGTTATTATTATCCTCTTGAATTTCTGAGTTGTTGCTTAAATGAATGGCAAGGAAATTCAGAGCGTACAATTGAAGCGACAACTTATGCAACAAAAAAGAAAATTAAAATTCTACCCCCTAAGTTTAGACACTCCAAAGCCGAATATTTTCCTGATAAAGAATCTCATTCAATTTACAAAGGTATTGGTTCTGTAAAATTTATGAATCAGTCTTGCGCTGACGACCTGTATAATTTACGAGATAACCATTATGATTCCTTTGTGGATTTACTACGAGATATTTATGAGAAAACTTCTGTAAACTCTCGTCAATTAGACATCCTTATTAAGCTAGATTTCTTTGATGAGTTTGGTAATGCTAAAGAACTTCTGCGTCTTGTTAAGATGTATGATATGTTTGGCACAGCAAAGACTTTGAAAAAAGAAAAGCTAGCTAACAGTGATGTCGTAAAGGCGATTGTAGAAAGACATTCCATCGGCGTTACCAAAGCTGGTAAGGAATCTAAGTCTTATACTCAACTAGATAATAGTGCTATTATGAATGAATGCGAAACTCTAATTATGTCATTAGGTATCAAACCAATGACCATTAAAGAAAAGGCAGAAATTCAAAAAGAATACATGGGCTATGTCGATATTGCAACTGGAAAGCAAGAGGATAGACCAAAGCTGTATATTCTTGATGTTAAAACACTAAAGTCTAAGGCTAGTGGTAGAGTATGGGCCAGACAGATTACGGCGCAGAGTATTGGTAGTGGCAAGCAATCTAATTACACTATTACTTCTAAAAATTACCATGAAGAATTTCAAGTTGGTGATGTAATCCTCTGTAAACATCTTGAAAAACAGAAAGATTATTGGCATATCACTAATTACGAAGTTCTAGTAAACATCTAAAATTGTTTTAGGGCAGGGTATTGACAAACCCTACCCTTTTTGCTATAATACTTATAGAAAGTGAGGGATTATAAATGAATGTAAAATATTATATTCTTAATGGCGTTTCTACTGCTGGTAAAGATACTTTCGCTAGTTATTGTAAAGGATATGAAGATTATCTTATTCATGTAACGCAGTTTTCTAGTGTGGATTGGATTAAGATGAAAGCAAAGCAACTTGGATGGGATGGGAATAAGGACGAAAAAGGTCGTAATCTTCTTAGCGGTATGAAGCATCTTCTTACCGAATACAATGATATTCCTTTTAAGAAGACCGTAGAAAATATTAGATTCTGGACTTCGATGGACGAAGATAAGACGAGTAGTTTTTTTGATGATTGTGAATGGCTTCTTGTGTTTATTGATGTTCGTGAACCAGAAGAAATTGACAAGTATAAGAAAGAGTTCCATGCAAAGACGGTTCTAATTCGTAATCCAGAAGCAGAAGCAAAAGCATCCAACGAGAGCGACATGGACGTTCTAAATTATAATTATGATTATATTATTTGGAATCGCCATGATAAAAAAGTTCTCATGGATAATGCTGATAGGTTTATTAGGTATGAATGTTTTAATGATGGAACTTATAAATATCCAATTGAAATTGACAATGGTGTGACTATTAAGTTAGGTGAATAATATGAGATTTAAGATTCAGTCTGTGAACAATATTAGACCACTTGAAGAAATTTATCCTGTTCTTAAAGAGTTTAATTTTACGCCAATAAGCATTAAAAGGGATTATTTCATTATCAAATGAGGTGAGACTATGGCTTATGCAATAGATATAAAATTGCCGAATAATCGTTATTTTACAGAACCTTGCGTTAATTGTGGTAAATACATTCGTTATTATAAGGATGACACAGATATAAAAATAAATGAAAACGGCTGCAAATATGTTAATTGTCCTAATTGCGGGTGCCCTATTATGATTACGTTTGGAGATATAATGCTACTATGACAGAACTAGAATCAAAACTTTTAATGGCAGATGCCGTTGTAGATATTATAAAAACCTGTGAATCAAAGCAAAAAGAATTTTGGATAGAAATGCGTCGTATGCTTCTATATGCTTCCGCAGAAGAGTTTAACAAGTATTGCATGAAAATCTCGGAAGAGGATGATTTTTTTGAGAAAATGGCAAAGTTATTAATTCAAACAAATTTTGTTAAAATGATTAACGAAATTGGAAGCAGGGGTGATTTGGCAGAACTTGAAAACGATGGTATATTCGAAAGTCCTATAAAGAAAGAAAATTCTGACTTATGTCAAATTACCCACTTGACAGAGAGTAAGATTAAGAAGTATAATATTAATGGGAACAAGAATTTAGGATAGACAAAATTATTGCCCAAGGTAAGAATTATAAAATTACTCAAAAATATTCAGAATACACAAATGATAACGACATAGCAATAGTTTATCCAAGTATTGTTAGAAATATTCCAAATAAAGACGAAGGAGAATGATTATGTTTAAGAGTACCGATAAGAAGCTAGAAGAAATCGGCTTTAAGAAAGTAAAGGAAGACAAGTGGGCGGTCGTATATGAGCGCTATAATGACATTTATAAATATATGCAAGTCTTAACTGTTGTTCATAAGGTAGATGGAAACAATATTATTCTATCCTATGATAAGGATACATTTGATAAGCATTTTAAGGGTAATATTTGTGTTGGATTAACTGGATACGAAACTAAGCTAATCCTAAAGAAAATGAAACAACTTGGTTGGTATAGCAAGTAAGGAGAGCAACTATGTATAATATTCCACAAGAAATGATTGATGAATTTAACGAGAAAATGAAATATATCTCAGAAAATCAATGGCGTATAGAAGACGCTCATATTGAGATGGATGATGTAATGTGTGATACTCTTAAAAAACTTGGATTTGAAAAAGGTATTGATATTTTTGAAGACACCGAAAAATGGTATTCATAAAATTAAGGTTATGAAAGGAGTTTTATAATGCAAAATATTGAAGAGCTTAATGAGATTTACAGAAAACTACAAAAGGCTTGTGCAGATAATATTAAGTTTGCTTGTAAAGATGATTCTGTTAAATTTCCTACTAAGCGTGATGAAGATGGATGTTATGATATCTATGCACATATCACAGAGGACTTTATGATTCCGTCTCACACTAACGAACTTGTTCCTACCGGTTTGTATAGCACATTTGATAAAAAATATCGTATCGCTATCCGTGAGCGTGGTTCTAATACAAAGGCAAATATGATTGTAATGGCTGGTCAGATTGACTCTGGATATCGTGGTGAATGGTTTGTATCAATCTATAATGGTAATGACAAAGATATTATTCTGTCAAATGATGTTGATAGAGTCTTTGACAACGGTAATGTTATTTATGTTCCTACATCAAAAGCTATTGCCCAATTTGCTGTTGAATACGTTCCAGTTATAAATCTTTCTGAAATTAGTGTGGAAGAACTACAAGAGATTGATTCTGAACGTGGAATTGGTGCTCTTGGTAGTAGTAATAAGTGAGGTAATTATGTATAAAGCTCGTATTGAAAAACTTCATAAGAATGGTATTATTACAGATGAAGAATATGATAGTCTAGTAGATGTTGGTTTTGATGATAATGGCAAGTTAAAGCCGGGTGTTTATAAGGGGAATATAAACACCCGTTATTGTCTTGGGTTTGAACCTGACAAAGAAAATCTTATCGAAGCTGTAAAAAATTCAGAACCTTGGCTTGGAGCAGAGAGTGATTACCCAGAACTATTTGGTACATACGGCATGGGTGTTTATGGCATTTGTGATTATTGGCGCTGGTGGACTCTGGATAATTTAACCGAAGGAGCCATTAAGCATGGAAAGAAGCCATTGGAATCTGCAACAGAATTAGAACTTTGGAAGATGCTGGCGTTATCAAACTTATATTGGCACACAAGCTATTCTGAATGGCATGACGAGGCAGAAAAACGTGCGCACGATTGGGAAATGTGCTATCATAAAGCAAACGGGGATTTTGATGGATTTGATTTAAGCAAAGAAGTCCTTGACAAAATCAAAGAACCGTGCTAAAATATTAATAAAGGAGGTCGATGCAAATGTTCGACAAAGATATTAAAGATACTAGACTAAAAACTACAGGTATTCTAACTCTTCTTAACACACAGTTCTATCTCGCTCAAATGGATTTGTCTAATCTTGAGCAGCTAATTCTTGTCCTAAATTCATTGAAGCGTGAAGCTGACGCGCTATCTAACGATGGCAAAGGGGGTTCTCGTGTTATCATTTCTGGTTTTTATCTGAATGATTGGATTGATGATGCAATGACTATTTACAACGGCGCTCTTGAGTTAATTGATGTCGTTTCTAAGGAGAAAAAGTGATGCCAAAGATGAATGTATTTATTAGTCAACCTATGAATGGTCGTTCAACAGAAGAAATCGAGTGGGAACGTGAAGAGTTTGTTAAGGATTTAAAAAAGCATCTCGGTGAGGATATCAATATTCTTGATACAATTTTTAATTTTGTAGAAGATGTGCCATCTCTTGTTTATCTGGGTCGCTCTATTGAAGTTCTTGCAAAAGCAGACCTAGCTGTGTTTATGGATGGTTGGGAAAACGCTCGCGGCTGTCGTATCGAGCATCAAACAGCAAAAGATTACGGTATTCCTACGCTTGAGCTAAATGGCTTCTGGTATCCTTGTACCTAAAAGTTTAAAACGCAAAAGAAAAGAGAGACGTATCGAAAGATACGTCTCTCTTAATATATTGGTTAAACTGTTAAAAGCTTTTTCCAAGTATTTTTTTGTGCTGTTAGTTCTCCATCAACTACACATCCGTGGTCTTTTTGGAATCGCTTTACAGCACTATCAAATTTAGCACCAGCAATGCCGTCAGCATTGCCACAATCATATCCAAGATAATTCAGATACTCTTGTAATGGTTTTACAACTGCGTGTCTTCTATTTTTGGTTTTGCTAACAGTGATTGTCGCTGCAATTGTTTTTCTTCCGGCAATACCGTCTGTGGTTACACAGAGAGCAGATTGAATTTGTTTGATATAGTCTTTTTGGGCTTTAATATTTGGCTGACCGCCAAAGAAAGATTCTTCAATAATTTTATCACAATCTAATCTATTGAAACCCGGAATTTTCATTGGGTTAGAACTTGAATATTGCCATAGTACAACATTCTTTTTATAAGAATAGTCACTCGCGTAATGTGCAACCCAGACAGGATAGGGTAGCTGGCTCATATCCAAATTGGTTTTGAGCCAGCTAGAAGAAGCGTATATACCAGCTTGTTTGCCAGATGCAATAATGGCATCACAGAAGCCCTTCGCTGCCTCTGTTCTGGATTTAACAGAGATTGCATCTGCTCTACCATCATGCTCTTCGTTGCTAAATTCCGAATCAAACCAAATGCCAAGTGTAGCGCCTTGATAATATTCGCTGTTAATCATAGCATTAGCTTCTTCAATTCCCTCTTGCTTATTGATAGCTTGAGAGAAGAAATATAATCCATACGGAATATTATATTGTTGACATTTAAAAACATTGTAAGCGATACAATTATCAAGCTTTATAGCACCGTTGCCATAACCACGATATCCGAAACGAATAATAATTCCAGTCAGGTTATCTCTGAAATATTGCCATTGCGAATCAGTGATTTTACCCTGAGCATAAGAAACGTCTACAATATTTTTCAATAAATCACCTCATTCTTAAGTAATAATTTAATGTATTGTTACAATTGAATAGTTAAGTTTAAGCCAAAAATATAATATGTGTAATTTTTTTTGTTAAGGGCAGTCCTCCACGCCTCAGTATTGACGGATGTTTTAAATTCGAGTCCAGAGTCTGTTTTACGAATTAGTGCGTTATCACTATTCCACGTTCCTTCAACCACATTTTCACCAAATTCCGCTACAAGGTCGCTACACGTTGTAAATACATTTGGGATTCCAGCAACAGGAAGAAACGTACCAGAAAAAGAGAAATAACGACTTTCATTGGTAATGAGTTCATGTAAAATCCTATTCTTTGATGCCGTCTGTTTGCCATTGTGTGTAGCATTAAGATAAATAATACCTATTGCATCGTATTGTTTAGAAACAGGAATTCGCAATGGAGTATTGTATACAGTTGCGCCATTTCCAACATAAAAACTATCATATTCTACAGTATATGGCAAAATAGAAGAAGAAACAAAAGAAGGTTTATTTAATATATTGTCCCATTGAATTTTTTTGTTTACATCAGAAGTATTGTCTACGTTATTAAGACCGATAACATCTTTTGTTATATTTACGGTTTTAGCTTCACCACCATCATAGTTAGCAAGCTCTGTTCCATTTCCTTGGATTGTTAAGGCGTTTGGGTTTTTGATAGAATCTGGCTTATTTGTTATTTCATTCCATGAATACACTTTATTGTTTATTAAATCTAAAAGCTCTTTGTATGCGTTGTCGATTTTTGTCCAGTTACTATTAGTGTAATCAAAAATATTGTTAAACCACTCTTTTGCAAGTACAGCAGAGTCTGCGACAGCATTATATAATTTTAGTTTTAAATTTGTGGATTCTTTTGGCATTATATCACTCCTTTTTTATTCTACGCGTGGCGCTTTTTTATACATAATATCATAAATAGTTTTATCATTCAAAACTTCATCACCAATTGTGTTGCCTTCGCTAAGACGAGAACTAGTAAGTGTAAATTGGCCAAGAGTTTCTTGAGCATTATCGGCAACACTAACTATATCACCAATAGTTCTTGGATAAGTATCGTAAATAATTGTTTCAGATATGGGCGGGGTTTTAAATGTGATTTTTGTTGTGGCAGTGCTCGATACAAGAGTAACGCCAATTAAATCATTTTTAAATTTAAATGAATGTCTTAGACCGTCAACCTTAAAAATGCCAAGTGCTGTTTGTATTACATCTTTAAATTTAAGGGTAAATATTGGTTTTTCCCAATGGAACATATATGTATCTAAAATATTTGATTTAAATTTAATTCTATTTACGAATCTGCCAACCAATTGTATAACTATAAAATTCTCTTTTATTATAGCGCTAAAATTAAATTTTAGCCACAAGTCGCGTAGCCATGCGTAAGATACATCCAAGTCTGGTATTTTGATTACAATTGGTGCAATATAGTGGTTTGGTAAATACTCTATCACTTTATCTGTTAGAAGAATTTCATCAACTGGCTTTATTATTGTCATATTAGAATCAGCTGATTCTTTTACTTTAGCGTATTTTTTTTCACTATATAGAGACATATTTTTATCTCTATCACATATTTTTATTTTAATTGGTTGTATATCGCTACTGATTACTTCATCATTATGAGCTTTTACGTTTGAACCATTTACAAGAGATGAACCGACAACGAAATTTCCAACGGCAGATGATATTGTAATACTAGTTATATTTTTGTTGACAATTTTTATTTTAATAGGTAATAGATTGATTTTTTCTTGGTTTTTAAAATCGAAAAGTTTTATTTTGATTGGAGGTAACAATTTAAACACCTCCGTTATCGTTACGCATTTTCTAGGGAGAAGATTGCTCCACCGGCTTTAATAATAAGTTGAGAGTTTACGGTTAGGACTCTTGCATTCTCAAAGTTACCCCATATTTCACAGGATGAACCTGTTGCACTACTGGACAAAAAGAAATATGGAACAGTAATTTGATTGCCACCAGTAATTTCTGACATACTAATAGCGATTTTGTTAGACACAAAACTAAGTGGATATAAAGAGCTATATGTTGGAACTGTAAATGTGTTTTGGTCATTTGTAAGTCTTGCCCGAGAATATCCTGCATTTGTTGGTTCTCCGTCAACCGGTATTACACCATCTGTAATAGCTTTGGTAGACAAACCAAAATACCAAACTGCCGGAGTGGTATATTCTTGTCCACCAAAAATTTCTGCATTGATTTTATTTGCAAAAGCTTTTGAAATCATGCTATACCTCCTTAATTATAGTCGTCGATTTTCTGTTTAAAAATCAGAAAACCTTGTGCACGTCTAAATTCTTTTTGATTATTCCCATCTTCAAAATCATAATATAAAACAATTTGTTGCACATATTTACCAAATGTTAAATTGGCTGTCATTGCACTGTCAAGATTTACATAAACAATGTTTGTATCAGTGTCAATTGATACGTTTCCGTCTTGAGGGTCGTTTACGTCTGATTTAAGTTCAATAAGAGGCGCTTGATATTGTCCGTATGGACACAGTTGCCATTTAACGTATGTTTGGCTATTATTTGTTTTTCTTAATGTTATGACATCTCCGTTAAAATCTATGAATTGAAATGGAATTGTAATTGTATCTCCTTGAAAAAATTCTATATCGTCAATCTGTTGAGAAAATGATTTAAATTGAGCAGACTCAATCCTCTCCATCGTCTGTCACCTCTTTTTTAATACGCTTTGGTTTTGGTTTTTGAATATCCACAGGGATAATCCCTTGATTATTTTGTGCTTCTGCAATTGCAGAATTTGTAAATTCTTTAATCTGTTGTTCGATTGCGCTATGGATATCTTTTTCATAAGTATCAATCTTTTTTTCAAGCTCTGTAAGAGCGTCCATGCAATTTGCTAAAGTTCTTAGATTGCTATAACCAGATACAGAAATAGCATTTAGAGCTTGTTTAATTTTTTCTGCTAAAGAAATCAATTCTTCCTTATCCATATTTACTCCTTTTATCCTTTGGTAAGAACCGTATAATTCTTACCATCAATTGTTATAGTTTGCCAAGACAACGTATCGTTTTCAGAAATAACAAATTTGCTATGAATATCTGATTTAGAATAATAATTTTGTGTCAAAGATGCTTGGGAGACAAACTTACTATCCGATTGCGTAGATGTATAATAATCTGACATATCAGATTTTAACTGATACGCTTCCAACTCTTTTTTTGTGTCATTCCATGTTTTATAATCATCTAAAGCGCTTTTATTGATATAGAGATTATCTAATGCCTTATTATTTTTAGCAATTTGTTCAGAAACATAAGATGTTAAATGGTTTTCATATACAATATTATATCCAGCTTTATATATATCATTTAACATTGTATCAATAGTTCTTCTGGAATAATAATTCCAAATTCCACGCCATCCGTCTGTATCTTTTCTGCCAACTAGATTTAAGATAGCAATGTATGGGCCAACCCAGAAAAATTGTAAAAGTGCCCATACGGCTTCAAAAAACCCGCCAGATAAACCTTCACCGGCATCCTCCACAACGCCGTCTTTGCCGGATGGCGGTATAGGGTTTGACGGTTTTGGAACTTCTGTGCCACCGAGGTTAAGTCCAGAAACTTTCATGTGACCATCTGCTGTTAATTCAAATATCGGTTCTCCCTTATCATCTTTTACAATAGAAGCCATTGTACCATTATTTCCGTCTATAATATATCCAACAGTAGTTCCGTTACCTACTGTTATAATACCGCCATTAATTGTTAAATTTCCGTTTCCGTCAACTTGGAAAACATCTTTATCACTAGAGCCGGTTCTTTTAATAATATCAATACCAGCGTCAGGGCTTAATCTAATCTCCATAGAATCATTGCTAATAACCATACCGCCTTCATCTACGATAAAATTATTAGCGCTATTAGAGATGATTAAATTATTACCCATAATGAGTTTGCCGACAATACTATCAGCAATTAATCCCCAAGAGTCTTTGCCTTCTTCGTCTGTAATTTTTCCAAAGACAGCTTTTGTAGTAGCCCATCCGTCATCTGTAAAACAAATTTTATTATTTGTAATCCATAGTTGCTCTGGACTAAAACCATTTACATTATTATCTTCACTGGATTTCTTTCTACCTTTAATACCGTAACTACCAAATGTAAAGTCATTATCTGTTGTTGCTTTGATAGATTGGTTAGCAGCAATCAAAGCAGTTTTAGTATATCTTGTAACGCTATCAATCGTTCCGTTTGTAACAGGTTGAGAAACGGCTGTGAGTAAAGAGCCAACGCTAGAAACTGCACTGGTAGTTTCGTTGTGAAGCTCAGCAAACGTATAAACATCATTAGAGATTCTAAACCTATTACCAAATGTCATTGAAAAATTATCTGGGTCATCATAATTGATTTCCATTTCTTGTAAATATGGATATACCCAGTTATCATCCTCCAATTGGATATTTAAGATAGAACCAAATAGATTACCTTTCTTTTTTTCGATAGAAGTTAGTTGGTCAATAAATGGTTTGAATTTTTCTATAAATAAAAAGTTGGTACTTTCTAATTCAAAAGAAAACCTTGGTTGACTAACCACCTTTAGTTTTTTATAACCAGCATCTACGAGTTGTTGTGCAACATAGATGTCATCCATAATAACATCATCTTGCTTTAATTCGGCAATAGTTTTAACTACGATATTACCAGATGCCTCAACAACTTGAACTTTCGTAGATTCATCAGAATAATCTTTTGTCTGCATACCATCTGTTACGATAAATGTATCATCAGAAAAACTGCCCTCAATAAGGAACGGGTCTAGTTCTAGTTTCTCTGCATCTGTGAAATATGAGTCAAAAGAATACTGGGCTACAATCTTATCTCTTTCTTTTTGAATTGCTTCAATTTCTTTCGTTAGAGCATCAATAGAATAAATAGTTTCAGTTCCGCTTGGTGTTATCTCGTGATTTTTTACTTCTTTTGCTACGTCTTTACCATTTGCTATAAGTGTTGCATTTGATGCAACGTTATAGTCTGCGTTGATTGGATTCTCTTCACTTGAAGTTAAAACAAAATCTTCTTTTCTGGCAGAGTATAATTTCCCACCTGTTTTAAGAATATTTAAGTTAGCTTCACAAGCTTGAGAATAATTTTTCCAGTACGCATATCTTGTTACAGTATGAGTATCGTCTGTCGTGTAGGCCGCAACTTGGTAGTAATCTACTATGGTATACCCATTCTTTTTTGCTTCACCGTAAGTAACATATCCCTGCTTTTCTATGAGAAGTGGTGTCCATTTGGCGTAAACGAGAAGTTTGTCAACTTCTGAATACTCTGTATACAAAGACATATTTTGTTGTGCTGTATCATAATATGTCTGCATTTGGTTTAGAGCTGCTTGTTGGGTTAGGAGTAAAAGATTAAATCTCTTCTGTAAAGAAGTCCAACTACCATAAGAAGTCTCACTCTTATCATAGATTGCTTCTTTACTTGCCTTTTCCCAATCAAGAACCTTCCTCTTTAAATCATTATTCGTAATCCATTCATTATAGTTTTCATAATAATTGGTTGCGTTTTCATCAAGAACACCAGTGTAATAATCAAGACAGAAAAGTTTCTTTGTACCATTTGGATTGACCTTAGCAATAGTTAAATTTTCTGCACCGGAAACATTGATAACTGTATAAATATCATCGGATAGTTCGCTTACAGTTGCGTTTTTTACAAGGTTATCAAAACTTAAAACGATATTTGTGTTTTTAATAACTTCCGTTGTATCATAAGCGTTAATGGTATAGTTTTCGTTATCAAATACAAATAAAGCCTCGTAAGATTGGGAAACTTCGTTCGTTAGAAACCCGTACAGTCCTTTATCTGTTTGGCTAAAAGAACGAGATTTAGATTTAAGAGAATCGCTTACATATCCAATAGACCACTGTGGGGCAATCGCAACTAATTGATGCAACAATGATTTTTCTGGTTGTTGCTCTCTATAAAAAAAGTAATTACTAGTAATTACTTTTGTGTTGTCTACATTCCCGTCATCGTTATCAGTTTTATTATTCTCTATATATGTATCTTTTACGGTTGTTACAAACGTAAGATTAATTCCTTTGTTATTTAACAAATATTCTGCCGAATATGCAGTAATAGTTTTATTTGGAACTTTATCTTCAAAAGATTCTTCGTCGTTTACAATAGTAAAATAACCAAACCCATCAATATGCAAAAGCTTGCTTTTTTTAACTTTATCATAAAATGGGTTTTTCTTGCTGTCTATTTTTTTATAAATTTTAAAGCTGGCTTCTGAACAAGACCCCCATTTAGGAGAAATTACTAATTCAGAAATATTTGATAGAATATTAGTTACTTTTTTATTTGGTCTACATAATTCTATAAGAGGATATTCATACCTCTTATTTAAATCAAAAGTAAAATTAATAGTAACTCCCCCCTAATCGTTTAGCGCTTTGATAAATAATATACATATAATCGGCAACGCCGTAAACGGAAATTGTATTCATACCGCGAGGAATTTTTAAGAATTTCTTATTAAATTTTGTAAATATTTCTTCATTTGGGTTTCCATTTAATGTCATAATACAGCTATCGTTATCAAGGTATACAACATCGTTTGCCAATAATCCAGTAAAATTTGTTGTTACATTATAGTCTAATGCTTTTGAAATATATGTTACTGGTAGATTGTTCATTTTACAATATGATACGCATTGATTATATGTTGAATTATTTAACAAAATAGTATTGTCAATAGAGACCATGTATTTCCCTTCGCTATAATGTTTTACATTAATGCTAAAATTTCCATTATTAGCCATGTGGAATTTTAGTATAGGTTTCATAAGTTCATAGTCGTCTGAGTAGTTTTCAAAAATAATTTTATCTGTTTTTGTTACATCTGGATTTAAAATGTATTTCTGGATTCTCTCAAATTCATGAGCGTATGGAGCATCACATTCAACAGTAGCAGAAACGCCACGATAACCATCTGCATAAATAAGGTCTTCATTTAAATGAATAATACAGTTGTAATAAAACCTATCAAAATTATCTGCACAAATTTGTAGTTGCTCATAACCAACAGGAGCGGTTAACCAATTTTTTAGGTCTGTCAATTCATAAATGTCAACTGCTTGGTCGTAAACTATTTCAATATCAAATTGTAGTACAGCGTTATATTCTGTATCAAGATATTGTTTTGTTGGTTTTCTTCTGATTGATGCTGTAACCAAACTCTTGTCGCAACCAGAAGGTCTATTGGTATAAGAGTTGTCAATAAACACCAAAGAAACATTGCGCAACTCGCTTTGAACGCCGTTGAAAATAAAAGGGTATCCCATCGGCATTAATAATCACCTTCCTTATAAAATAACGCCGACTTGTTAAGCACGCTTAATAGTATCGGCAATTTAACAAAATTATATTGTTGCTGCTTTTATGTTTTTATAACCACCAAGTCTAGTTTGGTTATTAATTGTTCTAAGGACTTTGTTTACAATATTATCTGCCTCTTTCTTCAAGGAGTTTACAGTAGAAGCATCTGCATCACCCTGAATGTTAATCGGCATAGAGATATTGATAGAAGAGTTATCGGAGCTAGAATATGTTCTGGTGTTCACTCTTGTGGATTTAACAGCAGTATCCACAGCGCTACCGAATGGACTACCTGTAAATCTATTGCTACTAGAGGATGGTGTTGCATTGTTTGCCCATGTAGGAACAATTGCTTCACCAACTCTTAGAATAGATACAGTTTCGTCATTACCAAGCCCCAGCATTTTATCAAGCATTGGGTTCTGCTTCTTAACGTAATCAGAACCAGAGTGGTGCTTACCAAATATTGCCTTACCAATACGATATAAGCCATACCCGGGAATCATCGTCTTGGTGAAATTAAGCAGTGTACCACCTAGTTTTTGACCAAAATTCTTGTCTCTGTTTTCCCATAATGCTATCGTATCTTTCCAATAAGTACCTACTGAGCCAATTGCGTTAGCACCGCCAGCAATAACAACTCCCGCAGTACCAAGAGTGCTTAGTAATCCAGCCCCTCCGGCAGTAGCAGCTGCGCCGCCAGCGGCGGCAGCTCCGGTTGCACCAGCAGTTCCTCCAATACCAAGTAGACTACCGATTCCTTTTCCAAGAGATGTAACAATACCGCCTATACCGGATAAAAGTTTACTTCCTCCTTGTATAACCGTGCTTATAACTTGGCTTGCAATTCCACCTAGATTAGATATAATTCCGTTACCAATGCTTCCAAGAGAGCCAAGTGAATTTATGCCATACTGAGTTAATCGTTGAATAAATCCAACGCCATTATTAAATACAGTGTTTATTCCGTTTAAAACAACAGAACTAATTCCTTTTGCTCCATTTGCAAATTTTTGGATTATGCCTCCACCAGACGATGCCATATCATTTATGACCTTACTAAAGGTTTTGCCTGTATTTGCAAATGATTTTTCGGTTGCTTTGCCAATATCTTTTAGGCTCTTATAAGCTTTCTTAATATCCCCTGTTACATCAGAATCTATCCCAGAACCAAATAGTTTATTGTATCCTGTGAGCAATTTTGTTACAGTATCGCTACCGGTATTAATTAGTGCTTTGCTAATTAAATTTTTAACTAGGTCACTACTAAGAATTTTAATAAATGTATTGAAACCATTTTCGATATTTCCTAGAGTAGTCTCAAATTGTTTCTGAGCATCTTGCAAAGTTTGTTTTTGCGCTTCTATAGCTTTCTTTTCTGCTTCTATTGTCTTTTCATATTCTGATTTTTCTTTATCAAGAGCATCAATTTTTATATCGTAGTCGTTATCCTTTTGCCAATCAGAAAGGTCTTTTTCTTTTTGTGCTCTTTCATCAAGAAGTTTTAAACGCTTGGCTTGTGCTTCTGCTGAGTCGTCATATTGCAGTTCCATCAATTGAGCATCAATATCCGCAATAGATTTATTCTTTTCGGCAAGTTCATCAGCGTTATCCATCTCTTCTTTTTGAAGTTTTAGGAGTTCTTTTTGCTGGTCAATTTTGTCTTCAAAAGCATCTTTTTGGTCATCGAGTTCATCAGAAATCTTATCAAGGTTATCAATCTGAGCATCATATCTGTCAGAAATCTTACCTAACATATCAAACAGGAAATCGCCTGCTTTTTCAAGCAAGTCGATTGCCGTATCAATCATATCTTCGATTTCATCTTGTAATGCTTTGATATTCTTAGAAGCGTCATCATATAGGTCTTGTTGGGCATCATCAAGTGTACCAGTAGACTTTAGTAAGGCGTTTATAACAGCTTCCACCTGTTTTTCTACTGATTCTCCGCTAATATCACCAAGGTTTAACGCTTCTGCCATAGCAGCTCTGTAATCTGCGTCATTGGTGATTTTGTCAATAAACTTCTGATAATCAGCTTTTGCTGCATTCAGTGCTTCGTCAGAACTCCAAGCGCCATAAATACCATTTTTATATTTTTCTATAACAGCCTTAGCAGAACTTAAATCTTCTTTAGCTAGATTCTTTAGAAGTTTTTGGTACGATTCTTGAATCGTACCAGCTTGTTTTTGCCATAGCGTTGTTAGCTCTTGAATTTGTTTTTCAACTGGCATATTGCTTATATCAAGATTAAACGCATCAGCTAGAACTTTTCTGGCTTTTGGGTCGTTTATAACTTCATTTAAGATTTTGTCATATCTGTCTTGGAACTCTTTGACGACAGTTGGGTCATCCCAGTTAGCATTCTCAGAATACAGCTGTACAATACTCTTTAGGTTTTGAACTTTTTCTTTGATTGCACTTTCAAATTCTTTTGCAGCTTTATCAGCGGCAGATGTACCAGAAGAGCCAGATTTCCCGGAAGACTTGCTTTTTGGAGGTGTATAAGTTAGTCCAGCTTTTTGTAATTTGGTTAAAGCATCTAATTGCTCTTGTAAATCGTCCTTGGTCTCTTGCGCTTGCTTTCCTTGTTGCTCAAGATAATATTTTGTTTTTTGCTGTCCACGATATGTGTCCAAATCCGTCGCAGAGACCTTTTCTCCTGCGTCTATTCTTTTTTGGATAAGCTTACCAAGAGCAATCATTTCTTGCTCTATTGCTTTTATTCTTTTTTTTGTTTCATTAATTACAGACTGCGTTTGTGTTATTTGTTGTTTTTTTGTTTCAATAGCTGTATTAAAATAACCATTCGATAAATCTTGAAGAGAATCAATATTTATTCTAATATGCCCATTTTCTACAGTAAGTGCACTAACAAGAGACGGTTCTTGCTCAATTAGTTTCTGAACTGTGGCGACACTAAGTTCACCCTTTTCTTTCATTTCGCTATATGCTGCATTTAGAATCTCTTGTTTCTCTGTGACATTTGCAACGGTAGAAATGTAATCCTTCATTGCCTCATCTTGAGTAACGAGGGCATTTGTTGCCTCAGTAGTCCAGTCTGCAACCTGTTTGGAAGTTAATTCAAATATCGCTTGATTAACTTGCCCATACATCTGCTGGAACTTCGTAAGGAGTTCTTGCGTTAAGTTGTCAATGTTTAAGTCATCGACATCAATATTCATAGCTTGCGCCCAAGCTGCTTTTATAGAATCATCAGAATTTAGAATTTGTTGTGCAAATTTATCTGCATACGCTTCTGCTGTTTTTTGCCCAGCTTCCCCACCATCTTGGACAGCTTTTTGTAACTTATCAGAAATACCAGAAGTGTCAATTAAATTTTGGATTTTAAGTGTTTCAAAATTAGACGGGTCAAGTGTGACATTTATCATGTCAACAGCTTGCTGTAACACCTTATATGTTTCTGAACTTGTATCTCCTAAATTTGAAAGAGCCTTCATCTCATCTAGGTAAGACTGTTTTTGCTCTAACAACTTTGTGGTAAAAGAAGATGTTAGTTGCTCGTTTGTTTTTAATTGTTCTGCATAATCCTCGTCTGCTGAGTTCAGATTTTTCTTTTCTTTTTCAAGTTGTTGATATGCCGCAATCAATTCGTTTATATTTTCAGTAGATATTGCGGTCGCATAATTTTGTGTAGATTGAAGCCCTGTTTGATACTGAGACACATCTTCCGAACTATATGTTGTCATTTTTTTAGCTTTTGCTTGTTCGTCAGATAATGCCTGTGCAGATTTTTCTTTATTTATAGCTTCTTGTGTTTTTTTAATCTCTTCGAGCAAATCAAGCTGTTCTTGAAGTCTTTGCTTTTCTGCTTCATCTGCAAGAGTTAGAGTACCTTTAGAATTTATATCATCAATTTGTTTTTTAACTTCTTGTATCTTTGAGTTTGTTTCATCCAGTTCTGCATTGCTTTCCTCTAATGCTTTCTTAGAACGTTCTGCCTTTTCTTCTGTTGATGGAAATATTTCTTGCCAAGCAGAATATACGGCAGGGGCAATTGCAACAACTGCCCCCAACAATGCTAAAATAGTTCCAACAGGGCCAAGAAGAGTTGTTATAGCACTTCCGGCGGCTCCAATAGCAGGAATTAAGCCGGAAGATAGTGCTGCTGTAAATTCACCCGCAACAAGAGATGCGAAAGCAGCTACATTACCAGAAACAGAAGTGATGGCGCTGACCAATCCACCAATTGCTTTGCTTGTATTCGCTATATTTGCTATAGTTTTTGCTGCAAATGCGACCGCCAGAGCTACGCCGACCTCTTTAATTAGTGGACTTAAAACTGGAATTTTATTTAATAGAATATTTAGAATTTCTACGACTTTGGACAAACCGTCGTATGCTAATGCAAGGGTTCTATCAAGGTTAGAATCCTGTGCAAATTGTTGAACACTTGCGGTTAATCTATTTTGTGCAGCCTCAAGAGATTCATTGTAAACCGTCATCTTTTCAGCAGCAACACCGTTTGCATTTTCTGCAACACTAGTTGCTTCTAGGACGCGGTTGTAGTCTTCCATAGCTGCAATAAATACGTTTCTCTGTCTTGTTTTGTTATTTATTTCACAGAGTTGCTATCTTTGTATATTATGTTATATCGACTAATAATTTAAAACTATGTTTATCTACGAAATCAAGAAACTGTTCTTTTTTCTCTATGAATAAAAGATAAAATATTATCCCATGAATCATTAGGATAATACTCTTTTAATAATTGAATTTCTTCGTCTGCCCATCTGATTACTTTTCCCATTTATAACCTCAATATAACATAAAAATGCTCATGCTTTTACATGAGAATAGACTATATCTTGCATATCTATGATATGCCGTACCATTTCGATTTAAGGGGTTTTCACCCACGCAGTAGCGAATTGCGCCCTACTCCTATTGCGTTAATTTAACGCTAATTGGATAGTCGTTGAGCCTTCAACTATTTTCATAGTTGCTTGGTTGCGGGTTGCCCAATTCTTGACTATTTTACTATACTTGGATTGATTACTTCCAACCATTATTATATCACTATAATAACTTAGTTGTCAAGACTCTAAAGGGGTTTCCCGTCAATTAAGTACGTTTTACGCCAGCACTTATCGAACCGGCGACAACATAAGCCAACTGGTTCTGTTCAAGAGTGCTCATGCTATTCCATTTTGCACCGATTTCATCAAGAACAGTACCAATTTCGCGCATTTTACCGTTTGTATCAACTAGGGTAATTCCATATTTGGATAGAACTTTATCTGCGTCATTGATTGTGTGGGTTATACCTTGCTCATCAACGAGGTCATCCAAATCTACTTTTGCCGTGATTTTTGATATACGCGAGATGATACTCTGCCAAGCAGACCCGATAACTTCTGGTGCTTGTCGAGTCTTTTCCTCAGAAATAGTAATTAGACCAATTAGTTTATCAAGCCCTACCCCTGCTTGTCCAGCAGAACTAGCAACTTTCTGTAATGCCGTAGAGATTTCGCCTGTGCTGGCAGCGTAGGAAAGGTCTACTTGCACAAGTTTGTCTACGATTTTGCTTGTATCATCTACAGCTACATTATAGGATTTTGTAATCTTTGTATTGACGGCAGTTCGTTACTCTGTCGTTGTTATTTATAGAATTTTTCTCCTGTGTCAATATTTATTCCATAATAGACACAATTTGATTCTTTTAGCTTTGTAAATGCTTCATTCTTAATTTTATATAAATAATTATCATTTGGAAGTTTGTCTGTCTTTGAAATTATTTCAAATTCTTTATAACCATTATCAAGAAAGACCTTTCTTCTCAACTCTTCGTGTTCATCAAATTCTTCTTGCGTCATTTTGTTGTATGTTACACGAATATTATGCCCAGAACCAGAATACTCGATATAAATATGTTCGTCTTCAAACAAAATATCCGCTAAATATCCGAACATTGGAGCATTTATTTCACCGCCATATAACTTCCGTAAATAAATTTGTTCAGAAGAAGTCATTGCTCCATTAATGCCATATCTTTCATCTCTTGTTTTTAAGGCACGATTTCTAATTTCTTCATTTTGCATTGGATATTCAGTCCCATATCTTTCAAGAGTTGTTGCTTTTGCCTTTTGCATAATTTCTTCTTTCAATAACGGATTCTCAACGCCATATTTTTCTAAACAAGTATTTTTAATCTTATTCTTTATTTGTTCCGATTGCATTGGATGATTACAACCATATTTTTTCTGCATTGTTTCAAGCGTTTTCTTGTGTACTTCGTCTGACTGTAACCCACATACGCTTCCATATTTTTCAAGATTTGTTGCAACCACTTTTTCTCGCACAAAATCTAATTGAGAGACATATTCTTTTCCATATTTAAACATAACAGATTCTTTTCTCTTCTGATTGATACAATCTTGGTTACTGCAACAATCTTTTGGATAATTTTTTCTGTGGGTTGCGTAAGAATAATATGCGACAGTGTAATTTGCGCCGCAATAATCACATACTACATTAACACTACATCTTGCCCATCTTGATACATCAGAGATATTTACTTGAATATACTCATTTATTTTAGCGTCATATCCCAATCTTTTGTATCTTTTGACATTAGAACCAGTACATAAAATTGATACCATTTTAGAAACTAATATACAAAACACCACCTTAGATATACATAACTCTATAAATAACACTCGCACTTTCATGCGAGAATAGACTATATCTTCATCTTCATAAAAAAGAGTTTCCTATTTCGATTTAAAGGGATTTCACCTACGCTTAACGAATTGCGCCCTACTTCTATTGCATCTTTTGAATGCCACGGAATAGTCGTTGAACCTTACTCTTAAATATTGTATCATAAATTATTTTGATAGTAAAGAGTTTTAATAAATATTTAAGAATCTTGGCTGCGGATTATCCAATCTTTAACTATTTTACTATACTGAGGTAATTATTCTCACCGCCATCTATATTTCTATGATGGTTTAGTTGTTAAAGCTCTAAGGAGTTTCCCGTCAATTAAAGAAATAAATTATTGTATATATCACTATATACCCTGCCTAAAATCAAGCAGTGAGTTGGTCAGTCGCCTCGCTTGCATCCAATTGACCAACAACAGCCAACGTAGTTGACTGCTTTAGCATTTCCATTGCTTCTTGAGCATTATAACCCTGTCTTCAAATATGTTACTTTTAGTAGTCGTTACTTGCTAAAAGATTCTTTTCTTGTCTTCAAATTATATGAATAAATATTGTTACCGGAGTTAAAATATAAATACGCTCTTTCCAAAATACCAAGCAAAACCTTATCATTAGGAAGAGAATCGAGTTTATTCATGTAAGATATCCGCACAATTTTATATCCAGAATTTATAATCTCTTTCTCTCTAATAGATTCTTTTTTGTCAAATTCTTCATTGGTTATTTGCCCCATTTTAACAGACATACGATGTCCTGTCCCATCATATTCCATTACAATGTTGTCTTTTAATAAAATGTCAACTATATATCCAGATATATTGTAATTGAGTAATCCGTTATATAAATTACATAGATATTTTTGGGATTTGCTTGTATTAACACTCTTATGACAAATTCCGTATCTATCGAGCATAGTATTGTAAGCCTTTTCTCTTACTTCTTTGGATGTTAAAGGATTATTGCCCTCTCCGTACCTTTCGTCCCAAGTGGCTTTTCTTTTTGCGTTTACTTTTGGATTCTTTAAAGAGCATACATCGCCATACTTTTTGAAGTTTGTCTCCATCATTTTGGTTTCTTTGCATTCTTCACAACAAATGCTATCTTTAGTTTCGAGATATTTTCTCCAAGCCTTTTTAAATATCTTGCCGCGATATGAGCATTGTACATCAATTTTTGTGCCTGAGCCGTTTGGTAAATCTTTTGCAGGGATACAGATAGTGTCTCCATTTTTAACATGGTAGCCAAGTTTATTAAAATGTTCTTCTGTAAAATTAATTACACGAATTTTTATAATTTGATTTTCAACATTAAACATTATTTCACCTCCTGATAAATAGAATTAAAATTCAACAAGAAAAGATTTTCTATGTATTTCTACATAAGTTCTGACTATATCTTTACCATAAAGGTATCTCCCGTTTCAGAGCACTTGCCCTTACAATTAGTCGATGAACCTTACTCTTAAATATTATATCATATCTATTAAAATATTTCAATAGCTTTATTATAAATATTTAAGAATCTTGGCTGCTGATTATCCAATCTTCGATTATTTTACCATGCCTGAATGATTAGTTCAGCCATTATTATATCACTATAATAACTTGGTTATCAAAGCTCTAAGGACTTTCCAGCAATTAGAGAGATTTTACTTGACCTAGACATTTAAGCCAAGCATCTGCACCTTCTGCAACTGTGGTCGTAGTAGTACCAAGTTGCTTTGCCAATTTAGTATAACTATCAGCCAATGCCACAGTATCTTCATAGCTGCCCATTGTAACCATACGAACCTGTGTCATGGCTTCGTTCATATCATAAATTGCAGATGTAAATTCGCTAGTGATTTTGTTGATGGCTTCCATAGCCACCTGATATTTAATAAAATTTTCTACACTAGACTGAATGGATTGCGAGAATGTATTAGAAGAACTTGCTCCATCTTTTGCTTTAGCATCGTATATCTTTAGTTTCTCAGAAGCATCTTCACATTTTGTACTTAGTTTTTCAAGTGTCTCTGCGTCACCGTTTACAATTTGAGAGTGCTTTGTAACTACAACATCAGTATCAGAAACAGCAGCACCAAATTTTTGTAATGCTAGTTTTGCTTCGTTATACTGAGTTGTTAGAACTTTATACTCTTCTGTATTAGTCTTCCCTTGAGCTTCAAGTTGGGTAAGCTTCTGTTTCGTTGATATAAGTTTATTTAAGGCGGATTCAAAAGCTTTAATGTCTTTTTGTCGCTTCTCGTAATCAACCTGTTCCTGCTTTGCCTTTGCTTCTGCGTTTGCAACATCTTGTTGTTTTGCGGCTTGAGTTGTTAAAGCATTATTAGTCTTCTCAATATTCTTTTCAACTTTGTCAATATTCTCAGCGGCCTTAACTGCGCTTGTAGCAGTATCATCGAAAATAACATTACCAGTATTTTGACTGACAAGTAAACCGTACTTGTCCATTTTTGTAATAATATCATTTAATTGACTATCAAGTGCTTTGTAATATTCTGAACCTGTGCCATTTTTGGCTTCTTCTGCATCAAGTTTAGATTTAACAGACTGATACTGAGAAAGTAAATCAAGGCTTTCTTTTAAGTTGTTCTGCTCTGTTTGGGCGGCTTGATTCGCTGCTGTTTGACTATTAACTCTCGTTTGATATAGCTGTTCTTCTGTTTCTAATTGAGTTCTAATCGAGTTAATGAGAGTGTCAGAACCACTATATTGATTTTTATAAGATAGTTCTTCTTGTGCCGCTATCTGTTGTAGTTGTGTGTAATACGCCTCATTGGCTGTATTCCCTGCCGCCCTTGCGTCTATAATCTTATTTTGCAGATTATACTGTTCTTGAATTGACTTTATAATTTGTTGCTCAAGTTGTTGTTGCTCTTTAACTTGGTCTACACCAGTGTATTTTGTAGTTGTATTTCTTAAACTTTGTATAATTTGCTGATTTTTGGCGTTACCAGACCAAAACCGCTCTAGTGTGTCATAAGCATCCGATATATTCTGTTTTAGTGTTATAATATTTCCAGCCATATCTTTAAAAGAGGCTGTAATAATTCCACCATTTCTTTGTACAGTGCCACCGAGAGATTCTATATATTTTGTTATCTGGTTAAAATCAGAAGACTTTAAACCGGCTGGTAAACTACCAAATGCCTTAAATAGCTCATTCGATATATTTTGAGATACATTTTTAATCTTATTTTCAAGTGTCCTTGAGGCATCGTCAACTTTTGATACATCAAAATCCGGTGTAATTAGAAAACTAAAAATATCACTTTGAGATTGTGCCATTTACCCACCTCCTTATTTCTTATGTCTCTTTGTGTCTCTGCTAACAGAAAGACCGCCAGCAACACGATGTTTGATAGTGGTATCTTTGAAGTATTTCTTCATATAAGCCGCAATTTCTTGTCTTGCTCTACCAGTAAGAAGTTGGGAAAGTTCCTTATTAACCCCTTCTCCAATCCCGTTTGTTCTAGGGTCGCCGTATGGTGAGTTCCAAGTACCATCCATTATGTAGTCGTACAATCCTTCTGTAAATTTCTTATCGTCGAAGCCGTTGTGGGCATCAAATTGTGGAGTTTGACCGGGGCTATACGGACGAATGACACGTTTGAGTTTATCCCAATCGCAGTAAATTCTAATTTGATTTGGTGTACCATGTTTATCAATGATAGTATAACTAATAGTCGCTAGAAAGCCGCCTTGTTCTGCTAATCTTTCATAATAGGGAGATTCAGAAGTATCATCGTAAAAATACTTTTTTATATATTCCTTAATTTTTTTGACTCCTTCTTGAGCAATCGTCATTAGGATATTCTTAGCAGCTCTTTCATAATCATCAGCAAAATTATCATTAATTTTATCAATTTTATTCCAAATTGCTACTTGGAGCTTTCTGTTATCAACTGACGGCTTCGCCATTTGCATCACCTTCCGGCTTAGAATATTTCTCCTTTAATTTCTTATCTGCTTCTTCCATAGCAGACTTACGCATACCGTCCATTAGTTCCTTAACGGCAGGGTTGGAATATGCCATTACATCTTCTATGAAGTCTTTATTCTTCTTGGTACTTAGCTTCTTAAATACCTTATCAAGAGCATCAATCTTGTCCTGAGTAATATTATTATCAATAGCACCCTTAATGATATTCATGGTGTTAATTTCATTGATACCAGAAGCCTTTTCAAAAGAGTCCATAAATTTAACACAGTCATTACCAATTGCTAGTTTTAAATAACGGTCAAACTCAGTTTCAACCATAATGTCGTAATATTCGGGAGACTTATCTTCTTTTGCAACTTCAATATCGGTATATTTAAGAAGAATGTCAAACAAGACGTGCATATCATAACGCATAAATACGAGTTCAATATCTAGTTTATTGTTTAGAATCTCAGCAATTTCTTCTGAGAAGATTTCATTAATCTTGTGGATATAAGCGTACTTATTACCAATAGAAATATAATTAGTAATATTAATATTCTCAAAGAGCCAACTGTCAAGAGCCTCTTTGTCAATTAACTTGTTTTTATATTGGTTTAGTTTATCAATAACAGTCTTTAGTGTCATAATTTCAGCTCCTTTAATCCTTGTTAAAATAGTTATTTAGAAACTCTTCCATGCTATCGTACTCAGTATACGGAACTCTAATTAGTTTTATATTGTGTTCAATGCAATAATTTGTCTTGAAGTAATCATTCAATTTTAGCTCTGCAAAGCCTTCTTCTCCACCGAATTTAACAACAGGTTTATAGTGTTGTATGCCATCGTATTCTATTGCAATATTTAGGTCAGGAAGATAAAAGTCAAACGGCATATCTCTTTCTTTGCGAACACAGTCTCCAAAACGGTACTGACCGATATAATTTATGTTATGTTCTTTGAGATATTTCTCAAGACGTTCCTCTCCAAGAGATTTGTTACAACCACTATGTCCAATACCACGCCTAATATGGTCTGGCCTGAGATAAAAAGTTTCTCCGCATTTTAAACATTTGCATTCGATTTTGTTATGAGCAGATTTATATTCCCCAATTATATCTATAAATGGATTTTTTAATTCTTTTGAGACTATCTCAAATCTCTCTTTGGCATCAACAGAGGATTTCCAGTTGTTACCAAGTGTATTTTCGTAATAACAATATTTACATGGAAATTTTTTCTTTCTTATGTTAGACCATGTTCTTTCCTGAACGCCCTTATCTTTATGTCTTAAACATACGAATTTAAGTGGGGTCATATTATTAATGTACTCTGAATCTACTATTTCAATACCATATTTTACGGCCTCTGTTTTAACATATTCTATCCCAAGCCTTTCAGGATTCTTATAATCTGGCATTTTACTTTTTATATAATATCTCCCAGATGTAATTTCATTAGCACTTTTAGTATAATCTAAGTCAATAGAATTACAGTGTAAAAGAATCGGACTGTGTGCATTTTGAGCATCTTGAAAATCCTTGATTACAACGTCTCCGTTTGTTTCTATTTTAAGGAAATTAGATAAGTTATGCTCCGTATACGGATTTTTGAAATATTTACATAATTCAGCATTTCGCCTATAAGCACAGCTCAGATTGCTTTTGTTAAGATAATATTTATACCCCTCAGAACTTTCTAGCTCAAGTTTAGTATAATTTCTAATCTCGCTCGACTCATTTACAATTGTAAGACTATAGTGGTCTAATAATTCTTGAAGTGTCATATATCTCCTTGTTAAATATCGCTTACAGTGCCAGTCTTTACTTCTTTGATACCGTTTTCATCAAAGTATTCATCAAGCGTGTCTGCAACGTCAATGTCTGAATATAAGTTCACTAAAACCGAACCACTTTCCCTCTGCCATCCTACCAACGCAACAATAACATCATCAGGTAACTTCGCTTCCTTCATCATTGTAACATAACGATGCCTACAGCAGTGGCTATAAAAATCTAGGCCAGAAACAGCCGAAATTGTTCTACAAATGCTATCTGCTGTTGAAATACTTGCTTGACGATAAGTGCCGTCATCGTTCTTTACAATAAATAGCCATTCACTCTCAATATTATTTTCTTTGCGATATTTCATCCAAAGTTCATAGTATGGTTTGAAAGACTTAATAAATGTAAATTTATGAAGCAACTTGCCTTGCTTACCCTTTCCCTTGGTTCTGATTTGTTCAGGGGTCTTCCACATACAGCCGTAAACAATATTTTCGTCAGTGAACCAATCTGCTTTAAATTGAATCAGCTCTGCTTTTCTTGCACCAGAGCTGACAGCAAGAGCAAGATAGCAAGCCGCCTGATACCGTTTGGCGACAACCAATTTATCAAGACAATCTTGAATCTGCTCTTCGCTCATAACAGTCTTTTCACGAACAGTCTGCTTTACAGGAGTTTCCAGTTTAACAACAATATTTCTAAAATCAGGAAACTCATCATCAAGAACATTTTCAATATAATCTGACATAGAAGATAGAGATGATTTAATAGTAGAGATTCTATTACTAGACCATCCCATTTCTGTAATTGCATAATTAAAGAAACTAACAAGTTGCCGCTTCTTCAAATCCACAAAGAACGTGTCTTTATTATGCAAATAATTCCAACAGAAGAACAGACGAATCATTTGTTCATATTGATAAATCGTCTGTGGAGAACGCCCGCCAGTAGTTTTATATGCAAGATAATCTTTCAACAGGTTCTTATTATCTTCGTTAACTTTTGTCCAAATTTCTTCTGTGTAAATTCTATTATATACAGTTTTTCTTCCCAATTTCGTCACTTCCAATCTTATCTAATAACTTTGCTACATCATAGCTATAATATTTTTTCTTTAATTTTTTATCTATTTGAACAGCACCATACGCAATACAGTCCTGAATATTTATTGAAACCTTAGTTGATTCTTCTTTAAATTTATTGAAATCTTTGATACTCAAGAAATAAGTTCCATCATTTCTAAAGTCTAACACAAAACCACATATACAATTACAATACTTATTATACTCAGTAAGAGCTTGAATTTGATGCCAATGGATTTCTCGTTTAGTAGGCTTTTCTTTCGTTGGTTTATCACGTTCAAAAGAAAAACTTTTCTTGTCTGTTGATTTTAGTTCCAGACAATACATACAAGGAGTTTTAAACAAGATAAAGTCAAACGGAGATTTCATAGAAAATCTTGTTGACCTACTATCTTGTCCAAAACCACTTGCGCTATCATGCAGTCTAATTACTGCCACATCTTTAGGAATACTCTCTTTGAACTTTTGTTCAAAAATCTTTCCAACATTCATCAATGTTAATCTCCGGCTTCCTGCCATTTTCAGTAAAGAAATATTCGTTGCGATTACTTTTTACGACATTATTTAGCATCAATTCCCAATATTTTTCATCTGCTGGGTTATCATCTCTTGACAGATAATAATTGATTGTGCTATACTTTTCAAGACGATACATCGGGTCGGGCAGATTAAAACAATACTGCTCATAAATGATAATAAACCGTAGCATAATATTCTTGTTAAATTGTAGATATTCAACAAGTTGGTCGTCTGAAAAAGTTAGAGTAAAACTATTTTCATCATTTGTTACAGATGTATATAAACTCTTCACGTTTAAATTTTTAGAGTCATATACACCAATTAGCTGTTCGTGTGTAACATCTTTGATATACATTTTGAAACATTTATCCATATTTTTATCCCTTTCAATCCGAAATCCTGTAAACAACCACAACCCACCCTTAAAAATCCCCGTGTTTACAGCACTTTATTTAGCAATAAAATTTCACTTTCATGAACATACATCTAAAATAGAAAATGAGTTAAAAATCCATAAATATACAGATAAATAACTCATTTTCAAACGTTCTATAATTTAAAGCTTAATTTCATGTTTTGAATTTTCAGTACCAGTCTTCTTCTGGGTAGGGGTACGATTAGAAGTTTTAGACTTCATTTCATTTAGTCCTGATACATATTTATTAATTTCTTTCATTTCATTGCACGGAACAACAAAATATCTAAAATCGTCCGGGGTACGAGTTACCCCATCATGACAGTCAAACTTGCCAAGTTCTAGGTCATAACCAATAATATCAACAAAGATATCAGAGTTAGCAAGTTTACCTCTTAGTAAAGTCTTCATTTTTTCTCCTTCGATAATTACTGGTTGCAAGTTTCCATTGTTCATTATACTTTTGCGAAAGCAATCCTCAGAACAATAGGAGTTTTTATATGAGCCAACAGAAACACAAGCCAGACAAACATAATATGAGCGTCCACAGTATGCACAAATTCTATTATGTTTCATTTCTTACACCTGATTTATTTGTTGAATGCGTCTCCGACCTTGCCCTTTTGGTTATCAAGTTCTTCAACAGCGCCCTCAATTAAGGCGTCAATAATAACGCTGTCTTTAATGCCAACATTATTAAGCATATCCTTTACCCACTGTTTCTTAGTTTCTTTAGGAATTTGACTTGTGGACGCCATCTTTTCAGCTGCATTTACAAAATATTTTACAACATGATATAGACCAATCTGCTTTAGCCAAGGGGTAACAGCGGGGATGACAGACTTGCATAGATATGCAAAACAACCGGCAATAATAATACGAACTAAATTAACAATAATAGGAGTTAGAATTTCCATCATAATAATACATCCCTTTCTATACGTTATTTACTGTATTGCTACTGTGTCGTGATGACCATCACCGTATGTAACTTTAAGTGTATTTTCACCAGACAATTCAATTTTTGTGATATAAGTAGCAACTATTTGTTGACCATTAGAATCACGATTCGCTCTTTCTGCCATTGTATCGCTTCCGGTAATAATGGCAGTGTATTGAGCATTGTGTATTTCGCTTCCGGCATCGGATATTGATTTGTAACACTCTACAGAACTTCCCCTTGTATCTTCCGTAGTGTTGTCAACTTCTTCTGAATCAACAAGAATCCATGTTCTCTTAATAAAACCACGAGATTCAGACGCAAACGCTCTAATTGTGGTAGAAGCGTAGGAAGATTCAATCTTCACAAATACATCAGCGTAGGTTGCATTGATTGTATCATCAACTGCAATCTGAACAAAGTCTGTTGATAGATTATTTCTAGCAAGCCACTTTACTTCAACGCCAGACCTAGCACCTGTGCCATTAGTTCTCATTGCGATTCTGCAAATACCAAAACCACCACCAAGATATCCCTGAGAAATATATAGTGTTGTTGACCAGTCTTTATAATTCTCAGAAGTTAAATCAATTCTTGCAATACGATGGTATGGATAATTATTCTGGTTTCCAACTTTTGCATTACATGAATAAAAACCAACGTCTGCTTTTGAATCGTCTGAACCATCATATTTATAATTTAACACAACATCTGTACCGCCAGATACAGTTCTTTCTTGTGACAATTTTGAAGCCGCTGTTGCTGTACTCGCATTTCCAATAAAACCGTTTCTGTTAATTAAGAAATGCTTGTCCTCTAGGTCAATACTTAGCTCATGAGAACCGGTTTTGCTATACATAACTACACCATTATCATGACCGCCATCAAAATGGATTTTATTTTATTTTGTATTTCTTCAATATCCGTGCTATTGTCTGATATTCCTTGTTCAAAATGTGCTAGATGAGCTTGATTTAAAATCTGACCATTTTTAATATTTAATTTTTTATAAGGCAAATAGTTCACCTCGCATTTCAATAATAATAAAAAATGTAGGTAACGCAAATACGTTACCTACATTTAATCGCAAAGAATTACTCCTCGTCAGTATCAATAATAATAGAATACAGGTTGTCAGATTCACAACCAGCAACAAACTCCATAGAGATATTGTGTACTGCGGGGTCACCGTCAGCAGACAAATCCCATGTCCAGTTGCCATCAATCTGAGCCATACCATGAACGATACAAGGATACAGGCTGCCGTCGCAAATATCTGCAACTAGACCATAGGCAGTTACTAGTGCGGTATCAGGCATTGTATTGGTCTTGATGTTAATACGCTGTGCCACTGCCTTAGACTTAATAGTATAAGCCATGGATAGCTTAGTACAGCCAAGGTCCTGAACCATTGTAGTTACATCGGCTTCATCAAGAGTAATCTTAGCCTTTTTAATCTCGCCAGATGTAACTTCTGGGGTATAGCTAAACTTCCCAGAAGAAGCGGTGTCGTCCTCTGTTAGAACCTCTACATAGTCACCATCTTTTTGAGTACCATAAATAGTACCGATATACCGAGTTGCGCCAGTCTTTTTTACAGCGGGCAAAGTCAAATCATACGCGGTAGTGCCTTCCTTTAGGTCAATCTGAACATACTTAGTATAAGTAGTTTCACCCATAACAACGTCAGTACCATTCTGTGCTGCAAGCACATCAGTATTCCAAGTTGCATTTTCAATATTAAAGGTGGCGTGCTTTGAGTGCCCAAAGCCACGACCGATATAGGAGTTACCCTTGCCGCCACTAGGGTACACCATCTCTTGTGTATTCTCAATACTAGAAGTCTTGCAATGCTTTAAATATCCGATAATGCTCTCATCAGATGGCTTCTGCATTAGAATCTCATACACCTGTTGAATAACAAAGTTCTTAGGTGTTCCTTTTGTCATAACTATTTCCTCCTTAAATAATTAACTTTCATTATTTATAATAGAAGACCAATGAATTTTATTTATATCAATCGGGGTTTTCTTTGTGTCAATACACCCGGAGTGTAAAGCATCCATTGTATTTCTATAATTGTCAGCTTGAATATATCTGAAATACGAATCATAAATCACATATATAGGTTTGCTGAAAAGTTCTTCGTATGAAAATATTTTAAAAGTTACGAGACAAGATAATATACATTGAAAATCTTCTTGTTCTTTATCTCTACTTTTATTTTTTCTTGCCTCGTATTCTCTTTCTTCGTAGTTTCTCTGTAAGATTACTTTTTTTGCTTTTTTGGTAGCACCTTTAAGAAATTCATATTTAGGATGAATCCAATTTATATCTCTTAAATATTCTACCAATATATGATAAGTCTGTTCGTTAAATTTAACAGAATCAGACTCTATATATAACTTATCATTTTCACATTTAACGCTCAAAAGGAATATTTGTGTGTTTTCTCCAATGGTTCTACCTAATACAATCCACTTACCGTCCAAATTTAGAAAGTAATTAAGCGCATTAGACATATCATTATTGATAACAATACACTCTTCGTCATTTTCTGAGACAAGTTCACCATCTCTAATAAAAACATTGTTTGATGTACTATCTGATAGGCATTCTTGAATAAAAAAATCATATTCAGACTTAATATCTTCGTACCATATTTTATTTTCAACCCATAAAATATCAGCAATATCTTTCGACTGTGTGATAATGAGAGTCAGATTTTTCATATATTCACTATAAACATCTTTTTCCCCAACGTCGCTAAATAATTTATTAACTTTTGGGTGTTCTACATATACGTTTTCTGCTAATTTTAGCGGTCTCCCGCTATACAACTGTAAAGCGTTCAATTTTTTAGAATAAATTTAGGTAGTAGATTTGTAGAACCACCATCACAACCAATTGTGCTGTTTAGTGTTAGTTGATATTGAAGCTGCAAACCATTAAAATAACTATTATAATAACGACGTTGAAATCCTATCAGGCTCATACGTCCGGGAGAAAAGTCTTCCAACCTTTTGTCATTAATGATTGCATCAATTTCATGCACGATATCGTAAAGACGATAAGCTATCGGATAGTCGGGATTATCAGACAGAATAACACTTTGTTCATCGTGAACTACCACATCAACACACACAATAACTTTTTTATACTGCGCAACTTCTGTGGTGTAACCACCATTAAGTGTTACAGTTAAATATGTTTTTTGGTCTAATTTTGCGTCAGGAATATGCTCTAATGGATAAATATGAACGTCTGTGCATTTATCTAGGTCTTGCCCCATATAAACAAGATTATTTACACCACCAATTCTCTCTATTTCTTCTTCGAAAGAAGTATCAAGATACGGTGATTTATTCCTTTTATAACAGGTTAAAAGCCTAACTAAACGCTCACTTCTTAGGAGTCTGTTATAAATAACTGCAAATACAATAGGACTAAGTTCTTCGTAATACAATTAAATAACACCTCCTAATTTAATCTCAAATGTTTTTACTAGCGTACCATCTTGATAACAATCAACAATAAGGGGATTGTTGCTTTTATGATAGTTTTTAATTTTAAAGCTATTATTGGTAAATGTGAATGAATAATAATCTTCTGAAACTGTTTTATCTTTGTTACATTTAAACGTATAGTTGTTCTCATCGAAAACAAACGTTTTAGAGCCATTCAAAAGAATAGTAAATTCTTCTGGCTCTTTTAGCTCTTTATCATCATTAGCCAAATCGTTCTTCGGGTTGTCTGCCACATTGTAATTTTCAAAGTCTGCATAGAATTTTAACAAGCCCGGATTATCTTGAAATGTGTTCATATTTAAGAAATTGACAAACTGTCTAATCTTATATGTTACACCATTTAACATAAAACGAGTATTAATTCTATACTGGCTTGTCCAATCATTATACTGGCAAACAACTTCAATTTTGTCTTTGGCTACATCAATAATTTCTGATGTAGAAATCTGGTCTTCAACAATTTTGTATTCGATATAGCATGGTTCACGATGAATTGTTTTTTCGTCCTCTGCTAGAGTATTAATCGTATTATTACAACGTCTAACATAAACACTGGATGAACTCTTGCGAATATTATCACGCGAATATATAATCCAGATATTATCGTCGAAGAAATACCTTTGTCCTAGCTTTGGTCTATAATCCAAATCTTTATAAATTAATTTCTTATAGTCATCGTTTACACGCTGACCGGTTTTAGCATCAACAAGTGATGTAACACGGATATCTATTTTATTAAATAGCTCTTCTCTTTTTTCCTCATTAGTTATAATTGTCTCAAGACCATCTGAGCCAAATTCTTTCTCTTCCCATACATCGTCCCACCAAGTAGACGCATTCTCAAAGACTTTATCAACCGTGTCTTGAAGTTGGTTTCTCCATCTTTGAGCAGGGTGTTTATTAACATTCATAAAAGTATCATAGTATGACATATATATCACCTAGCCTTTTTGACCAGAGAGATACAATGGAACACTAGTCGTTTAACCTCTGAATGTTCAATGGGTACTTGCGAACCCTCAAGAATACTAACAACAGAAAGGAAATTTACAATACCGAACATATTGTATAACCCGTTAAATTCTCTTGTTAATCTCTTAATGTAAGCAGTATACCCAGAATAATCATTTATAGCTTCACAATCCTCAAAAATTCCAAGAATTGCAAATAATTTATTAATTACAGATTGTTTATACTCTTGAATTTCTTTGTCAGAAAAATTGATTCCATTAAAGTCCATAGTTTCCCACCGCCCACTCAGCAAATGGGGTGTTCTTTAGACCATAATTTATAATCTTCTGATTTACTTTTTCTCGCCATCTATCAGCATAATTTGCTTTCTCTTTCAAATTATTAGAAGCGGATTCACGCTTAAAGTCAGTATCTTGCAAACCACCAAGTTGAGTAGTGTCAGAAATTATAAAATCAAGCCAACATTGAACCATTAAATCTGAAAGAATAGTCTTTTCTGTTAATGTCAATGTGTCGTTAAATTCATATTCTCCTAATTCATTTTGATGATATTGTTCAATATCTTTCTGACAATTTATAAAAAGCGGAATAGCTCTTAATAGAAAATACATAAGCAAATCATCTGCTGCTTCTGGATTATCATTAAATAGTCGTTTCAACTCGTAATCCTGTAATGAAATCAGAAATAATTTATAAATCTCGTTAAAATTTGTACCAGAAGGTTGTGTTTGCTCTGGTGGAGCGTCTGGTTCTTCAACAGGCTTATCTTCTATTTCATCATCAAACAGATTAATATTGTTCAATCCCATTCACCGCCTTTCTTATTTAAAATAATTTAAGCAAGTGAGCGAATAGACTCTGCACGCTTACTAATATCTACGGAACACAACTTATTAATCAAATTAACCTTGTTGTAGTCTACATTCTTACCATCAACAATTTGATGAGCAACACGATTTGCTACTAGGCTTTTCTGATAATCACTTGCGTTCTCAATTAGAGTTTTCACTTTATCATCGGAATAACTGCAAATATTTTCGATATCCTTATACTTAATAATATTATTATAAGCATAAGTCATACCAAGAAAATAAACAGCACTTGCATCCTCAATTTCAAAGTATCCTTCTTCTGCAAACTTGTGATTCATATTCACAATTTGAATCAGGTCACGATATAGCACACGATTTTCATCGCCGTACTTATTAAAAGTAACAAAGCGTCTGTCCCCATAAGTAAGATTAAGAGTCCCATTAAACAGACTGCGAACACGAATACTCTTTCCGTCCTCTGGTTCTGTATAATCTTCTTCGGATGGGTTATCCTCGTGTACAACTGCAACAGATTCATTTTGAGCAGAGGAAGTAGAAAAACCGCGTAGTGCAGCAAGAATCTCTCCAAGTGTACCCTGCATTTCTGACATACCCTTTTCAAGGTTTTCGATTCTCTGTGTATTAGTTGCCATTTTATACCCCTTTTAATACAAAAAATAATATGAACCCTACTCCCGAAGGAGTAGAGCAATTATTTAAAATTTAACAAGCAATTAGCTGACAGTGATGACACCAGCAATAGCGTTGGTAATGACGCCGATACCCCAACTCTTATTAATGGTAGTATTGGTGGTCAGGTCTGCATCTGCATTGCTATCAACAGTGTTAGAGGTAGTAGCACCCTCTAGGCACAGCTTAACAGGCTTCTGGGCAGAGGGACTGATGACATAAATCTTATCATCAGGCAGAGCCAGCTTGTACTGGTCAGCAGCGGCATAATCTGCATACTGAGGCATAACCATTACGTCAGTACCATAAATGTTAGAAATATAGCCAACGCGAACATAATCGGAATCAACCATCATGCGCAGATTAGCAGACTGAGGAAGTAGGTCATGAACAGCGCTCATAGTACCCATCAGAATAGCGGGAGCACGGTTATAAGCAGAAACAGTCTGAATTAGCTTAATAACGCTCTTGTCCGCTAGACCAGCAACGTGTAGAGCCTCTGCGCCATTGTCCTTAACATCATCCATGGCGGTAGCAAATGCTAGAGCAATTTCCTTGGTTAGTTCTGCTTCCATAGATAGAACAGCCTTCATCAGGAAGCGAGCCATGGATTCCTTGCCACACAGAGCCTTGTACTTATTGGAAGCAACAGAAATATTGTGGTTGAAGGGGATGATAGAACGCTGACCAATATCTTCACGCTGGAACTCAGTATTGCGCTGATTCCGACCAGCCTTGGAGACAATAAACAGGTCGTTAGACTCAACATCAAACTTAAAGCTATCACCAATAGCGCCATTACGCATTTCGGTATAGACACTGGTAGTACGGTCTACAAAATCAGGTAGAACCATATCAATGGCTGCGTCAATAACAGCCATGTATGCCCACTGGAAAGTGGGATTCTTAGCCATCATCTCAATGGAGGCAAAAGAATTATTAAAATCCAGACCAGATAGCTTCTTAACTTCTGCCATCAGTAGGTCATTAATCTTCTTCTCCTTCTCGGCAAAAGAGATAGAAGTGTCAACAGGGCCGTCGTACTGACCACGCTGCTTTGCATAGTCATTAAAATAATCCTTAATCTTTACTTCGGCAGTCATATCGCCGGAGAAAGCTAGAGTCTTCTCATTCATAGTATTATTCTCCTTTTCTTAAAATATCATCAAGCTACGCAGACAACAAACTTGTAAGCGGTAACTGCCTTCTTAACTAGGTTGCCATCGCCAATGTGAGCGGTAGTAGCACCCAATGCCTTTAGATACATACCAGCGGTAGGAGCGGTAGCTTCATCCTGTACCTTTAGTGCAAACTTACCAGCCTCGGGAATCAGGAACTTCGCGGTAGCCATTGCAGTTGCATTAGCTGTACTAGGAACAATAGTAAGGACATCGTCTTCAATTAGCTTGAAAGCATCAATAGGATGGCCCTTGATATTTACGAAGTCGCGGATATTGTTATCGATACCCTTTAGCTCAGTGCCGTCAGGTAGAGTAGTAATAACGACTTCGGGGCTAGATGCCATCCATAGATTCTTTGCGTCTGCGGCAGGCTTGCCAGCCTTCCAAACAATCTTGCTATCAGCATCGGTAGAATACTCACTTAGAGCAAAAACTGCACCGTTGGGTACGTCCTCTTCACATACGACAGTACGGTTCCAGTTGTCAACATTTAGAGCCGCATAGCCGCTCTTAATTAGAACATCATACATAGTAAAATTTCCTCCTAAAATTAATAATTTTTAATTGTCCCAAATGGAACCAGTAGATTTCTTCTTCTCTCCATAAGGTAGACCAATCTTGTGAATGTTGCCAGAGGGAGCACCAACTCGGTCAAACTCTGCGGCTTTTACCATGTTACTCCATGCGGCTACACTATCATATTCGCTAAATTTAGCGATATAAGCATTACGTTCATCCTCAGACATTTCAACGCCCTTTTCAGAGATTTCGTCTAGGACTTCACACATCTTAACCATATTAGCTTCTTGCTTTTCTTTTTCTTCTGCTGCAAACTTAAAAGCCTTTAGTTCATCATAATCAGACATGGCTTCAAATTTAGCCATATATGCTTCATTATCCTTTTTCAACTTTTCATTTTCAGCAGTTAGATTAGAAATTTCAGACATAGCTTCTTCAAGAGACATATTTTCCTTATTGTCATCATCGTCCTTGTCAGACTCATCATGACGCTCATCGGAATCATCATCTTTATCGTCTTCATCGTCAGCCATTTTCTTGTCACTGCCCATTTCAGTTTCGTAAGATTCTGTGATGGTCTCGGTTTCGCAAGCCTCTTCAACCTTTTCCTCGGTCTTTTCTTCGGCTGCTTCCGCTTCCTCCACCTTAGTCTCATCTTCCTTCTTGGTCTCAGTGACTTCGGCTTCTGTTACTTTCTTCTCTTCTTCCACGTTTTCACCCTCGTCCTGTTTATAATCTTCTGCAAAATACTGATTGAACTCATCTTGTGAGAAACCAAATTCTGCAAAATTTTGTGTATCCAAACCAAGCTCACGATAGTGTTTCAGCAAGTGGGACTTCACGTCTCCTTTAACAATTCCCTGCTGTGCAGCCCTAGAGAATGCGGACTGCAAACCATCTTTATGAACAATAAGTTTACCATCACGAACAACGTGATGTGGATACTTGAATTTCGTAATTTCATACTCATTGTCGGAAAAATCACCAATTAAATATGCTTCTTTTAGCAAAGACTTTGCATTAGACGCTTCTGTAATTGGCTTGAATAGCTTCTGACCGGGATTAGACCACTCGCCACTTGTAGCGGCTTCTTTAGAATTATCAATAGAAATTTTGTCAGCAAAATTTTCTTTAATATAATTTTCTTTATCCTCAGAGAATTTCATAAGCTGGACATTACTTCCTTTACAAGCCTCTGCAACTTGGTCTGACAAAATAGTAATAGCTTGATATTTCCAGCTATAAACGTCTGGTTTATCAAATGGGCCATTATCTTGATAATCAGTAGTGGTTATCTCAACAGATACTTTCTTTCTGTCATTGGAACTATGAATAATATCAACAATATTTTTAGAATAGTTTTTCCAAATAAGAGCTTTAATAGTCAAGAAATTCTTGTCTCGCTCCTCATCATATTCAAAGGTGACAGGATTGTTTTCAGAGTAAACAAACCCAACTGGAATTTCTGCCTTAGAGTGAGTACCAATACCGTCATCATTCCAATCAGTAAACTCAACTACAACAGGAACATTATAAATAGTATTAGCAGTCATTTTAAGAGAATCAAAAGAAATTGGCTGAGTGTGACTATTCTCTTTTTCTGCAAATGCACGAATCTTAGTGATAGCAAATCTATCATCATCTTCAATAACATTTACGTCGTCAATACCAAATGTGAAATATAAACTTTTATTCTCCAATCTCATGTCACCTCCTTTCAATCAAAATTTAACATATATTATTACTCCATTAGACCAGCCTTAATTAGGTCGTCCACTAGAGAATTGTAAGCACTCTTTAGAGTAGCAATTGTAACATTACCATCTAGCTTATCGTGGTGCGCAATCTTAGGCGCATCAATTACATTAGTGACGTTCTGCACATTGGTAGTAGAACCACCACATTCATCAATAGCATCAGAAATAGCCTGACCGACATTTAGAGACTGAGTTAGACCATTAGAGCTATTTAGAGCCTTAATTACTTCTTTAGATAGTGCCAATTATATCACCTCAATTACTCGTTAAATTCCTGTTTGAGTTCATTAGAGCCCCTAGCCCAACTTGCTTCCGTAGACTCGGAATCACTCTCAGGTTTTGGCGGTCTACCGACGCTACCTTTAGTAAGAGGATTCTCTGGTGGCTTTGTTGTTGTGCCAGTACCAGTTCTAGTTTGCACAGGAGGGGTTAGATATTGATTTAGAGGAATAACCATCCCCTTAACATCAAAACAATTCTTGGAAATTTGTAAGTGTCTTGTATACTCGAATACATTCATATCATTGCAACGAGCGGCAAGCTGCATATCTACAAATCCTATCTTAGAAAAATCATTAAATAGCGCTTTGCGTTCTGCCTTTTGGTCAGGGACATTTTCATCATGGAAACGAACTTTGAATTTATATTTCTCGGTCATTCTATTAATAAAAAATTCCATAAAATTAGCAAACATAGGATAAAGCGCTTCAATAGTATTATTATCAATCTGAGAAGCTAGTTTAGACTGATGGCTATTTAGCTTTTCAGTTCCAAACAGAGCTTCACTAGAAGCAACACTTTGTTTAACAACAGAGCTTGCATAGTCAACATCGGAATTGGTGTTTGAAACACTAAAGTCCACAGCCTTAACATCGTCGGTTGGTAGCACAGCTAAACCAATCTGGCTATTCAGCCCTTTACGAGCAACGCCTAGAAATTTACCAATCATCTCAGGTGTCATATTGATAGAGTTAGCAACCTGACCACTCTTCTGCTCTTTATTGAACCCAAGGATGCCAACCAGAATCTTAGAAGCATCAATAAAATATTTATCTTGTTGCAGACCTCTAACAACAGGCTGGAAACTAGCATTACCAAGAATACCTGAATAATAAGGTAAAATAGTTGCTAGTTCTGGGTCGAGCTTAAAACACCAAAACCCATTTTCAGGAGAAGTCTGTTGCCAATAATTAAAACCAGTATTTCTTGATTGCAAACGCCTTGCAGGGTCATAAGGTTTGTTATGGCTTTTTTGAATCCGATTTAGCATACGTTTGAAGATAGTGGGGTACATATCAATATCTACACCATCCATATTTAGAAACCATGTCATATCAAAGTCGTACAAATAACCATAGTCAAAACGTCCAGTAATCTTGCAAAATTGTTTTGGAAGCTCTTGAAGAGTATATTTGTCTCCTTCATCACGGAGAACACTAAACATTGCACCTTGTCTAAAACACTGACGCATAGCAGCCGCAAATTCTGTGCGATAATCGAACTTGTTACAAAACTCATCTACTTTAGCTAAATCTTTCTTAAATTCTTTAGACTTTAGCTCAGATTCTTTTGTGACATTGATTGGGTCAAAAGTTAAGTTAAATGCCGCCAGATTTGGCAAATATTGCGTTAGACGCTTAAAGGACATATTTGTAATCTCAAGCGTCTGTGCATAGTTAGAAAGAATTTCCTCTGAATCCTTCGCGTTCTTTAAAGCCTTTTCAATATCCGCTACGGTAGTATCAACTTGTGTTAAGTTAATGTCTTTTAGCCTTCTATTAATAGTATCTGGCGTATTATAATCAGCGCCGCCACTATAATAGCTACGATTATAAGAATCAGAGAAACTCATAAAATAATCATACGCATTTAGGACATCATTAACCTGTTTTTCAGACAGCGTTTCTTGTTCAACTTTCTTTTTTCTTGGCAAACATCTCACCTCACTTTCTTAAATAATTATCCAAAGAATGTCCAGTCTAATAGACTGTTGGTTTCTTGTTTATTAATGTATTGGTCTTCTAATAACTTGGCGTACCAAAGACCATATGCCAAAGACATAACACGGTCTTTACGATTCCCAGCTTTTTCCTTTAGGTTAACATAACCCTGAGTAACCACCTGTTCCAGACTAATTGCCTCATCAACAAGACGATTGGTTTGTACATAAGGATTCATAAGACGTTTCTTTAAGTCCTCGTCTTCAATCTTGTAATACTGATAGTTCTTCATCATATAATCAAGACCCTCTTGACTATCAACAAGTAAATTGACTCGTCCATCAGTAATCAAATCACGCATATTACTGAACATAGCAGACTTCAACTGGATTGGAGTTTTAACAGAATAAATTACGGGGACTGCATTTCTATCAATTGTACGGTTAACCATCTTAGTATCTTCTGGGTTAACTACCGTCCATGCGGGGTAAGTAACGCCACGGTTTTCATCATAGGTTTCCGTGGTAGCGTAGTCAAAAATAGAAATACCTCATTTGTTATCTTTAGAGCTTTTTATCTCTAAATTCTAACACTTACCATTCGTATTAGTTCAGCATATCTTTTCATCCTAAATTTAAATAGGAGTTGCGGACTCTTGGAGATGTTATATTCTATAAATAGTTTCAATCTCTATGCGTTGCGTGTGTTATATATATTATTATATAACTTCCACTCTGATTAGCGTTTCAGCCTTCCAGTTTTTTCCGCAATACTTAATTATATATTACTATATAATTGGCGCAAGCATTTCACGCCTTGTGTATCAAGTATCATATAATCGCATTCAAACTCATAAAATAATTGTTTCATTCTCTTAGTTTGAGCGATTGAGTTTAAACCGTGCATACTATCTGCGTATGGCACAATAATTGTATATCTTCCACTATCAGGAATTAACCTAATAATAAAAAATGCAGTATTGTCGTTCTTGCTAGATTCGATAACAGCAACGTCCATACACAGCAACCTAATTTCATTAGGTAGTTTTTCTTGATAGTAAGGATATTTTTCTCTGCAATCTTTATATTGAATATACTCTTCATCAGACATACAACAGAATGCTTTGGAGTTAGTTCTAGCTCTATCCATCATTTTATATGTGAAATAAGAATTACCAGTGCCACGTTCAGGTATACAATTATATTCTGCTTGCAAAATATTTATATTTTCAAGGTTGGACTTAAAAGTGTCTTCAACTTTCTTTTTACTTATAAACCCATTTTTAACACCGAGAACATAACTAACAACTGTTGCACAATAATCTCCATTACCGTCCGTCATCCAGTCTATATAATCCTCAAATGTTTTATAAGACCATTCACTAGCTCGTCTGATAGAAGATAGATAAACTTTTCTTAATTCTTCTTTTTTGTATTCTTCTGCTCGTTCTTCTCTTGTCAAATCAAGATACCTCGGTTTTCTTGGGTCGGAAAGCATTGGGTCAAAAACACGAGTAATTACTTCTTTTTCTGTGCGAACAAATTCATCAACAATAAGTATGTTTGCGCGCAACCCCAATGCGTTTTCACTGTAGGTTGCTGTAAAAATTACAGAACCATTTTTGAACGGAATCTGACATTCATTAACACCAATTTTAATTTCATCAGATTTAATTTCCCGCTCAAGGTTTTTACTCATACGCATATATTCGTAAATCTTTTTAACAAACTGTTTGCTCTGAGATTTAACAGGGCAAACTACAAGTATTTTTAAACCCGGATATAAAATTGCCATCTGGCAACAGAAATCTAATGTAAGAGAAGACTTCGCTATGCCGCGACTTCCTATAAATATATAGTTTGCTGTATTATTCATTTCCCAAATCAAAATTTTCTGAAAATCATACAGCGGCAACCCCAAGTATTCAGTAATAAATCTTTGTGGATTTGCTCTCCAATATCCAACCCATGCTTCAAAGTTTTCATTATATTGTTCTTGAAGAGTTAATTTCTTTTTCTTTAGTCTTCGAATTGTGATTTTGTCTGACTCTAGCATTTTTCGTCACTCTCCGTTCCAAGAAGTTGAGCTTTACCATTTTCAATTATATCAATACTCCAAGGTTCAAACTCCTTTTCAAATTTTTCAACATATTTATTATTTTTACCCAAAGCCCTTGCAGTACAGCCAGTAAACGCATCAAATAACAAATTAACATTGTCTACATCTGCCAATTCCGGGTCTGCTTTCTTAACAGGTCTAAATGTTTCAATATCTTCAATGCGCTGACCAACAACCTTAGAATTTTGCACGGCTCTATTCTGTTTTTCAAGTAAACCACCATTATTCATAAGTGAAGTTAGAGCGTTTAGTTTTTTTGTAACATCTTCACCATTTTCACGAGCTTTATTAATATCAAGAGTTTGATAACAAATCTGTCTAACAATAATGTCAATATCTTTGGTGTCAATTTGACCCAGTTTGGATTCCCAATCCATATATTCATTTTGAAGATATGCTAGGTCGTCATTATCAAATCTACCCCAAACACTTTGTAAATATGCCGTACTAAATTCAATATCCTCATAATTATCGTCATCGCCAAGTTCACCAGTAACTTTCTTAGGACGTTTAATCTTCGTATAAACATCGTAGTTACTAAGACCTTCGATATTATTTTCGCCTTGAGAATCGTCAAAACTCGAACCCCAGCCATTTTTATCTGCGAATGCAAGATTCTTTAGATAAATTGGTAATAGGTTTTCTTCTCCATTTAACACAGAGTTTTCATTCTGAGATTCTTTCATAGCCGCCAAATATGCTTGATGAATGTACGGAATATCAATTTTCCTACAAGTAAAATAAATAGCGAGGTTTGTATTGCCATTGTATTTTACCAAGTATCCTTTATAAATAGACTTGACACAATCCTTACAATATGGTATCTTATTAAAGAACTTATGATATTTGTCTTTTGTGACATTGAAATTATTTTGAACTCCACAGCCACAACTAATGCAAATCAGTTTCTTCTTCGTCTCTTCTCCGATTTGTTTTCCTTTTTTAGCAACAGCCATATAACCACCGCCTTAGTCCAAACGGATAATATTTATAGATTCATAAGGATTATCAGGAGTGGCAATATACATAGTCTGGGAAGGGTGAGAAGTAATACGCAAAGACTTGGCATAATTATCTGTACCACAAAGAGAACCATTCATAAAAACCATAGTTCCATCAACTTCTTTAGACTCTACATGATGTTTATGCGCAATAAACATTGCATCATAGAACTTATGGGTTAGAAGTGTCATATTCTGAACTATATTATGAATACTATCTTTATCTCCATGAGAGCCAAGATAGTTCCAGTTATAAATACTAAATGTTAAAATATCATTATCAAATTCGTTCTCATTAATATGGATATTGTGTACATAGCGCAAAGCGGCATTTAGATACCAGTCAACAAGTAGAGAAAAATTTTCATTTTGTAAGCTGTCGTGCTTATTAGCCATACAACGAGAATGGTTGTCAATAACAGAATAATACTCAATATTACAATGTTGAGAAAGCCCATTTAGAAACTCTGCCAAAGCATTAGAAACTTCCATTACTTGTTCAATAATATTCTTACGATTCTCAATCCGAATAGTATTATGAATATATCCAGAAATAGCATCGTTTAAATTAATAACATATAGAGTGCCAATCTTTTCAGAATAAATCTTCTTAACAACTGCGTCAAAAAGTTTGGTCATGCGCTCATGGAAGATTTCAGGATTATATTTATTGAGATAATTATCAGTTACCATACCATAATGGAAATCAGATAGGCATAAAATAGCACTCTTCTCAGTTGATGCAAAGTTACTTTTGTTATCATTAAATTCCAAATGGTTTTTGATAACATAATCAGATATATCCTGTTTGAGCATATCAAAACGAGCAATCTTATTAATATCACGGTTAAGTGCCGCTCTGTAATCACGCATCTTGACAGTTTCTAATTTTACATCTAGTTCTTTGTCTATTAATTTATCCATTTGTTCAGACGGGTCTTTGTTTTTTTGATAATCCATTCCGTCAATGAACGCCATATAATATTTACGATAAGCGCTTTCGTCTTTTCTAACGCCAGTAGCTTCGAACATAAGGTCACAAATCTTAGTCCAGCTAATACCGTAGACGTCTTTATTCATAGCTAAACGCAGACCATATTCCTTATCGGTTTCGTCTTTATGTTTCAACAGACTATCTTCCATATTATCTCCTTTCACTCCAAATAATCCCTTTCAATTCAAATTCGATGACTGTTGCCATCGTTACTATCCACAAGCGTTTTTCGCTCATGGATAGTTGCCATAGCAATAAACATTTGAAATCAGAGATACTGTATAATACCATAGTATTATCCCAATACCTTCAACATTTATCGTCGCTGTTTAACGACCTCTAGCCCCTACGTCCAGCATCATAATTTAACGAGAAGTTTTTAACTTAGTGTTAGCAATTTTCCAGACAATCTTATTCTTCCAATCTGTCTCATTCTCTTTATAGATGTTACTAATCATTTCATCAACATCCGCAATATCACCATTGTCTTTCAATTTTTGAGCCATAACCATTGCGGTTGACAAATCATACTCGTAATGAGTTAGTTCTTCATTTGCAAACTCTTTGAATTTGGAAAACATAGAAGAGTCTTCAACGCAGCCCATTAGTTCTTGGTAACACTCTGCCGTTTCAAGTTCACAAATAGAATACTTTATTAATTTTTGAATAATATTTTTAGCTTCATTTACAGTCATAATAATCACCGTATAAATTAAATTAAAATAATTCATACAATGTTGTAAAATAAAATAAGACCAGTTATGCAACTGGTCTTATTTTCTATGAATTTATTGAATATATTTTTTATGACTCGTTTTTACATTATTCTGGTCAACCTTTGCATAAATCATAGTTGTTGCAACATTTGAGTGACCAAGAAGTCTCTGAATTTCTGTAACGTCCATACCGCGCTGCAATGCCATTGTTGCCGTAGTATGACGAATCAAATGTGGATATACTCTTCTCTGAATACCAGATTTCTCACCAAGCTCACGAACAATCTTTTCAACCCCAGCCTTAGTAAGGCGATTATGAGGATTACGCTCTGAAACGAACAGAGCATCATTGCTATCAGAGCGAGAGTTTAAATAATTACTAAGAGCAATAGCAGAATGTGCAGACAAATAAGAAACTCTATGTTTGCTACCCTTACCAAAAAGTTGTACTTCGCCTTTAGCAAAATCAACTTCTTGTTTATCAAGTTTTATAAGTTTGTCAACACGACAACCTGTACTATAAAAAACTTCAATAATAGCTTTATCTCTTTTTGTCACACACGCTTCACGCAACTGTTCAAGTTCATAATCTGACAATGGTACTCTCTGTCTGCGTTCATACTTAATAGGCTTTACAACCAGCATAATATTCTTCTCAATATATCCTTCACCAGATGACCAAGAAAAGAAGCTATGAAGGGCGCTACGAATACTATCAAGGGTACGATTAGAGACACCATGCTCTTTTTGATATGTATATAAATATGCGCGAACGTCGTTAGCCGTAATTTCTCTCAACGGTTTATTAAGTATCTTAAAGAAATGATTTAACCGTAGCATATAAAGACTCAGCGTTTTATCACTAGAGCCTTCAATTTTTTTACACACAAAAAACGCTTCGTAACATTCCGGCAGATAACCTTTATAAGGAATCATATTCTCACCGGCTGGCTCTACTTTATAATGTCTTAATACCTCGGATAACTCTCCGCGAATCATATTGGCATTATCAACCGACAGTTTGTTCGCTACACAAGACAAAAACTGGTCTACCAAAATCGCTGCATAATCTTCCATATATTTTTCTCCTTTATTTACTTTGTGTCTTTATTATAGCACAAAGTAAATAAAGTGCCAATATGCGTAAAGCAAAAATATCAAAAAATTAATCAACTAAAGCCCTCTTTAGCTATCCAGATTTATTTCACGGTCTTCTCCAACGCCAACCCTTATACATTTAATTTTGCGATTATCGTAATCCACAAATACCAAATCAAACGAGCAATCAGCTTTATAACTCTGATTATTGCCGCAATCAAGAGTGGCAATAATCGGGATACCGCTGTCAACAAGCGTATAATCGGCGTGGCTATGACCAGCCAACATAAATTCCACCCGTCCTGTAGCATCAGCAAAGTTATAGTTTTTTCCGTTCACGCTAATTTCGCTTCGCCGGTTATATGCAGAAGAAATTTGGAGTAAAAGCCTCGTTAAAGGCTGCACGTCATCCGGCACAGCGCCGGTCGGAATTGTCCGGTAGGAATAGATGTGCACAGCGATTGCTACATGGGCAAATCGCTCTTTCGTTAGATTTTCAGCGAACCATGCTGCCTGCTCGTATCCGTAATTGTTATCGTAGGTAAGCGTCTGATTCTCTATGCCGGTATCGAAGCAGTAAAAATGAGTGTTTACTCCATTGAAATCGTAGTAGGCACGTCCTGTATCTCTGTACCACAAATTACGAATAGCCACCCGGCTTAAACGTGTTGTATATCTTTCGCTATTAGCATCTTTTTTACCTTGATAGTTCGTGTCATGGTTCCCAACCAACATATAGAGTTTATCGAACATTGACCGACGGATGCCGTCAATATAGCCCATCTTATAGCAAGCCATTTCTGGGACATCGCTATTGCCAAGCCAATCTCCACCGCACAAAACGAAGCTTGTTGGCGTGCTGTTATAGTATTTTTGAATTTGCGAAACATACTCTTCCATCATAGGTTCGCTACCAATGTCAGTATGCGCAGTAAAGAGATGTGGGTCTGTAAACCATAAGAACGCCTCGCATCGATTGACTGCCACAACATTATTTATTTCATCTCCGTTAAACAGTGAAGAATATCTTTTGCAGACTGTGTAAAAATCTTTTGCACCTGTGTGATAAGAAGCGTTGAAATCCTCTCTTTGAAATTCATCAAATAGCAGATAACTGTCTTTTTTATCGTTATAGTCGCTTGTAGCATAACTTTCGAGAATTTTACCGCCATATTTCTTATAATAAACCCAATACAAAACAACAAAATTATCCGGTCTAGCGTTAAGTGTATTTTGAACCTCAAAGGACATACTATCCAAATTAAACCCAAATCGTTTTTCACCGCCATTAAGGTTTATGCTAAATGTTTTACTGTCTGCATCCCACAATGCATAAGTGCTACCAATTTTAGCAGCAATATCCTCGAACGCATACGTTGTCCGGCTTTTATTTTTAAAGTTTGCGATATATAACACATTATCGCCTGTCAAAGCAAATCCGTTAGCGTCCATACGTTCTATTTTTGTACTGTTTGTAAGTATTACATCAAAATCGCGCGCACTTAAAAAGCGCACTGTATTTGATAATGGATTGACAAGTTCCGCATAGTGTGCTGCGCAATCTTCAAAAATTTTACCGCCATATTGCTTATAATAAACCCAGTATAGAGATAAGAAACTGGTTGAACGTTTATTAACAGTTGACGCTGTTTGTACTTTTCCAGTCAAAAGGTCAACCCCGAATTGCTGTTCGCTTCCTAAAGTCAAAGTAAATGTTTTTGTATTCTCATTCCACGTTGTGACATCGGGAAGTTCAGACGCAATATCAGAGAAGTTATATTCGATTCTACGTTGATTTGAAAGGTTTGAAAGATAAAAACCGGAAGAACCAACAATGGTAAATCCATTGTTGGTTACGTTTGGTAATTTCGAATCCTTAAATATAACAACGGTATCAAAGTTGTTAGTATTAACTATATCTTCCTTTATCTGACCAATTTCGTCTCCTGTAATTTTTGCATCAGCTGCCTTGCCAGACTTAGTTAAGCTACTATCAACAACTTCTGTCTCGGTAGAAGTTCCATCATTCTTAGTAACTTTTAGTTTGCCTTCTTCAAAATCGGCATTATTCACAGCAGTATTTGCCTTAGTAGAGATATCGCCAAAATCAGTTGTCTTGCCAGAAAAATACCATGCGGTTCCATTCCAAGCATAGTTGCCCTCACCGTTAGTACCATCACCATCTGTTACATAATAAAAATCACCAATATTATTATTAGAAGTAGGTAGAGCGCTATATGTGGTAGTTCCTTTAAAATTTAAGCCGCTAACAATATCAGATTTATTAGCTTTCTTATTATCTAGTTCTTGAATAGACTGCCTTGCTTTAATATCTTCAAGTTGAATATTATTTATGGTTCTAATTTCATTATATGCCATCTGATTACCTCCTATTTGCTTACACAGTCTTAATTGTTAAATTACCAGTTGTGGCGTCAAACGAAGCTTTCATTGACATATCTTTAACAATAGTGATATAATTATTAATCTCGGTTCTCATGGCCTCCATATCCTCTAGCCACTTATCAAGAATGTTTGCGTATCTATTAAGAGAAGACGATGTCACATCAAGAGTGCTTAGGACTGGTAGTGCTTTTGACAAAGTATTAAAACTATAAGAAAATTTATTATTATCTCCAATAGAATAAAACCTTACAGCAAAAGCAACTTCTGTTGACTTAAAAGTAACTTCGTGGCTTATTGTCCATCCGAAAATAATCTTTCCCGGAACACTTGTAATATCAATATCTGTAATGACATCTACACCAATAGGGCTATTAGACCAAACCTCAGAAGCGTCTGCATACTGTACAACAATTGTATGTTTAGACAAATCTTCTGCATCAAAATATCTGTCAATTTCAAAATAAATTGTTTCTGCATTTGCATCGTTTTTTACAGCAAGAAAAGTAAATTCATCTGGAATTGTAATTTTTCTTGAATCAGAATCAATAATAAATCTTGGCTCATCAGATGGAATCTGTGTTAGTTTTGTAATAGTTCCATCTTGAAGCTGTTTTAATTTATCCATATATTCACTTGCAGATGTTCTCATTTTAAATTACCTCTTTCTATGTCATTTAGAACATTTATATTTATATTACTTAATTCAACAAACTTATTGTAAACACTAAGCATCTTTTCGTAAGTTGCACTAGAAATTTTATTAAACTTCTCAACCATATAAATAGAAGCTTTAAAGTTGTACTGTTCGTTTATAATTTTAACACTAACTTTATCCGAAATAAATGTTTTCCCGTTTTCTAAATTAATCCCAAAAATCTGAACACTGCAATTCCCGTTTTTTAATTTAACAGGATAATATTCAACTTTATAACTATAAGACAATCTCTTTGTGGAATTTATTTGTTTTAATTCGAGTATTTCAAACTGTGTGCTTTGCTGAATTACAATAAATAAACTATAACTATAAAATTGTTTTGAAATATAAAAAACAATTTCGTCAAGACCAACAGGGTCTGTGTCATGTCTTACGCTCGTATCACTACCGTCATAACTAATTTCTAACATAGCACACATCCTTTCTTTTTATTATTATGCCAAAACAGTATTAATAGAAACCTCTTCTGTATGACCATCGCCATAAGTCAATACAATCTTACCATTAGAAATCTGTTTAATACTAAAAATAACCTTAGACAAGATTTCTGTTTTAAATTCTTGTAACTCTTTTCGTGTAGAGGCATCTTCCAATGGAATATCATTAATCGTTCGAATAACTTTTTCTTCCATAACTTACTCCTTCTTCTCAGGTGGGACAGTAGGCAAGTCCATAATCTTTTCTCTAACAGATGGTATCATGCCATTTCCGTGTAATGCCGTATAGCTCTCAAACATATGTTGAAAACTTTCCAAATCATTAACAGAAATCCACCCCTTTACTTCATAGCAGTTATGGTATGTCCTTAACATAGCATCCCGAAGCATATCTCTGTCTGCTTGCGAGTTCTGTCTCTGTTGTTCCTTTAAGGATTTTACATCATCAAACAAAGAATTTATTTTGGCATTTTGAGAAGAAATAATTTCATACTGCTCATCGTTTTGTTTAGAAATTTTTTCGATTGCCTCTTTGAGTTCTTTTCGTTCTTGTCTGTTGTCTTTTAATGTTTCATCCTTCTTATCATAGTACCTTTTTACAAAGAACAAAAGGATTCCAGATACACCAAAAGTAGAGCAGATATTAATGATAATTTGTAGTATACCCATTTATATTCAACTACTTTCTATAATATTTTAACCCTTTTATCCCTCGTTGCTCAGTCAATCTTTATTTTTTATGTGTCAGAGCCGTCACACATCATTTAGTCTATATTATTTTACAGATAAGACAAGACTAATGTTTATTATCTTCAAGTATACATTTCAAAAGACAAATAATGGTTTTCTCATTTTCGTTTATTTCATTTAATAGAGAAACAATTTTTTTATTTTCCGAGATATTATCAAGATTTAACTTATAAGACTTCCCAGAATAATTTAATAACAATGAAGCAATAATCGTATCTGCGACACCAAGGGCATCTAGTCCACCTAATTCTGCATTAGTATTAAGAATCATTTGACGCCACCACCCAGCAGTTTAATTATTTCAATATTTTGTTCTTCTATAATCTTTAATTCAGACAATAATTTTTCAAGCAACATATTCGTTTGTTCGTCAAGTTTATTTTCAATATGTTGGTTTTGCTTGATTAGCTCTGTATTTAACTGAGATGATGTCACACCTTTAGTCGCTTGATAAACATTTATAAATTGACTAATGTTTGCAGCTCCTGATATTAAATCAGAATTTGCTATTGTTGCTAAATCATTTATAATCATACGACCACCTCTTTGAAACTGGTTCTACAATTATAAACGATAAAGACCAGACAGGCAAGCCAAAGAACCTGTATCTCCTAACCATGGGTGATAGCAGCTTAATGTTTCTATCCTCTGGTCTTTAATTAATTAAAACTTAAACATATTCATAAATTTTTCGCCATATTTAGATAGCATAATATAACACATAATATAGGCAGAGCAAATAGAAGCAGAAACAAATTGCATATTAAAAAACACCAAAATACAAGATAAGAAAATTAGCACACAAGTTCCCTTAATATAACGTCTTTTAAACTCAATATCTCTACTTCCTCTACTGGGAGAATTTTCGCTTGGCTTTGGAATAATATAAAACATATCAACAGATGACAGAAATGTAATAATAACTCCAATTATTATAAACATATTATTTACGGATAATAAAATAGCCATCATACTTCCAATAAGAGGACTTGGATTTGTGAAGTTCATAAATCTTCACCCGCTTGTAAAAAAATAAGTAAAAATGTATATAATGTTATTCTGTGGAATACTTGTCCCACAATAAAGATTAATTAGAACTTAATCAGAAAGTAAGTCCACCGTTGCAACCACAACCAGTATTAGTGTAAGCAGGGCCATTTGCATAAGCAGTGCCGCTTACAAAATAAGGATTGCAGTAATTCGCTGCACAAGCAGTAGTTGTAAACTGATAGGTAGGAACAGATACAATTGCCTGAGAAGTGTTAGTGTAAGGGTCAGCAAGGTCAGAAGGAGAAAGATAATGCTTTGCCTTGATGAAATCGCAAGTAGCAGAATCAACATAAGCCTTCATAAACTTATCCATCCACTGCATCTTTTCATCAACACAAGCAAACTGCTTGTCATTCATCTTCTGCTGCCATTCACTATTTAGTGCAGCGATTTCAAAGTTCTTAGCGATAGAAACTTCATCGCTTGCAACACGCTGGCTTAGTTCACACAGAGCACTATTTGTATTCATTAGATTCTGATACATAATATTGGTATCAGCTAGTTGGTTCTGATAGAACTCTTTTTCGGTAACATAACAGGTATTGTTATTGCCACCTCCAAATAGACCACCTAGTAGTCCACTACCGTTAGGTGAGCCACTGCCACCACCATTACCGCCTAGTTGACCAGCCAATGCTGTGCCTCCGAGTACAGTCATTATAATTTAATCGACTATATCTTACTGTAAAACAGTAACGCTTTTTCAAGATTCGTGTCAATAGAATCCTTACTCTCCTATTAAGGAGATAGTCTGTACAGATTTAATTTATACAAATTTCCAATGGTATCCATAAGCCGTTTTCTTCCACTTCTTACCTCTGGCGACTTCACGAATATGATTCGACATATTGAAATACTTTGCAGATTTCCCAGTAGTTTCGCAAATCCATTCTGCCGCCTTATAAGAAGATTCAAAGACAACACCGGTTTCTACACACATAATCGGTTTCTTTTCATGTTTTTGTTCTGTAAATTCTTCGCTTTCATACCAAAGTCCATTCTTGACGGCATGACGAAGATTCTCAAATGGCAGAACCCATTCAAGATTTTTATAATCATTATTTGCTTTATTCCCATCAATATGATTCACCTGTAAATCATTTATAGAACAAGCCACCAATCTTTCTGGTATTTTACACCAACATTCAGCAATAAGTCTATGTTTATAAAAGTGCTTTGGAGAAGATGCAATACTTTTATTATGAATTGTACATCTATAATATCCATTCTTCTCTAAGTCAAACTTCGTTTCCTTTTTAGACTTTACATTACGCAAAATGCCATCTCGACTAATCTCATATAAAAACTTTAAGCTAGGCACTTTTCTAAATTCTTTCATTTGTATAAATTCCTTTCCACGGGATTGTGTACTCAAACTCCCCCGTTAATATAATTAGTATTTTTTACTTACGAGTTTAATAAAAACTCAGCTAATTACATCCGCTTGACAAAGCGAAAAGCGTTATTTTGGCTGTATGGTGTCAACCAATAATTCCTAATGCAGTAGTCCCAGTAGAAGCAACCTTTTTGCCATCAATTTCCATAAAATCACCCGTAAGATATATATCTTAGAAGATGTAGATTATGTTTAATATTTATATAAAATGCGGGAACGCAATATAGGCGTTAATTACAACCTTTCGGAAAACCGCTATTTGTTTAAATATATTGTTTTAAATTATTCAATATTAAAATTCTTTGTGCTATCATCATAAGAAAAATTATTAATAACTAAATTTCCATCTTTAAATACAGCACTTGTAGATGGAGTATTTAGAACTTCTTCAAGCATTTCTCTAAATTCTTCTTCCGTTGCAGCACCCAACTTGCTGTCTACATATTCAATAGAAGCATAGTCGTCCAAGTCTACTTCCGCAGACGGATAGTGATATTTTCCGAATACACCAGCGACTTTTACATCAGTAGCGTTTTCTACTTGAAATTTAACGTGATAGCATCCAGCTATATGGACAAAATAATTTCCAGCAGAAGTAATATTTGGAGAAGTTTTCATTGTCTCTTCATTTAAAACTTGCAGTTGAAAATATTCGCCAGAACGAGGATTGATTTGCCCATATACAGTAATTGTGCAATCTTTATCAACTTGGAGGCTTAGTGAAGAACTTAACCCACAATATAGAGATTCACCGTGATAACTATTAGCAATATCATCAAAGTGAAAAATCTCGACTTTTTCAGACATTCTTTAGCCTCCTTCTATAATTTTAATAATTAAAACCAAAATACATCCGCAAAAGACCGTAGTACATCATTAAGATGAATTGGCTTGTCAATCGTAGTATGATAAGAACCGTACTTCTTTACAAACTCATCAACTAGCTTGCAATACTCGTCGTACTTTTTAAACACTTCGTCGTGAGCTTTCTGAACCTTATCGGCATCAGCCTTGCGTTCAGCTTTCTTCTTAGCTTCTTCATCATTTTTTTGAGCCAAAGCTTTTTCAGCCTTTTCTAGTTCTTCTTGTGATTCAAATAGCTTGTGACATACATCAGAATAAAAACGCATAATAGAAAATCCTCTTTTTCTTTATTTAAATTTAACAGAGAATCCTATTTCTCTGTTATTGGTTCCGGGTCGTAGAATCCAACTACGCCGTTACAGTTTATGAGACTGGTTAGTACGGCAGCACTATCACCCGGTTTATATAAGGTATACTTTAATCGGTATACCAGCGATATCAATATAAAGCTCCACGCTTCTGTTTCTAGGCGGTGGATTACCCGCTTATAACGCTTCGCACTTAATATTGGTGGCGAAACACCAGTATAACAATCTTTGGTTAAATCACTTTACGGCTTCCTTGAGAGCCTTGGAGGGCTTAAAGGAAACCTTCTTGTGAGCAGGGACAGTCATCATCTCGCCGGTCTGTAGATTACGAGCTGTACGCTCTGCAACATCAGCTAGAGAAACAGTAACATCCATAATCTTGAAGGACTCTCCATCCTTTAGTGCTTCTAGCAGAACAGGCTCGGCAGCAGCTAGAAAAGCCTTAATATCCTTCTGAGTGTACTCAGTCTTGTTAGCAATCATCTTAATAATAGCAGTAGAAGTCATAATAAAAATTCCCTTTCATTCCTTATAGCACATAGCTGTTTATATAATATAATTTAAGAATATAGTTTTAAGCTATATTCTTTTTTGACTCAATTAGATTTTTCTTCTCAGCCTTTTCATTAACAGCGGCTTGTAGTTCTGCAACGTGCTTTGCGCATTCGCAATCACTGTCCTGAGAATGAGTAGCGTGTAGATACTCAAGAGCATTCTGAGGTTTGATACCAGCGTTTTGTAGCGCAATCAGTTGACCAGCCACAAAGCTCATCGACTTAATGCCTTTGTTAAATTCTTCTGCATCAAATTCAGAATCAATAACATTCTCTAGGTTAAATCCAATAACAGGGTCTACAATATCGCCAATGTCATCATCATCGTCATCATCGCAACACTGACAACCATCGCAATCATTAATATCTTCATCGTCGAAACAACCTTCATCAGCCAGCTTATAGAATAGCTGAACTAGTTGTTCCTTTGTCATATCTTCCACAGAAATTGTTTCAGTCTTTTCAATATCTTGAGTATTTTTAGTAGTATTATTCAAATACTTATCCCTTTCAATCCCTTGGGCGAGAGTTTATCCTCGCTTGCTCAAAGCACCTTATCTGCAATACCGCATTTAACAGCTTCATCTGGGTAAAAGAAAACATCTCGTTTGTGCTTAACCCAGTCATCTAGCTGCTCATCTGGAATATGAGTATATTTCTTAATAATATCGAACACTTGCTTTTGGCACTTCTTTAGGTCTTCCATAGATTCTTCTAGGTCTTTTACTTTACCGCCCATCATCGTAGAAATATCGTGCAGCATAAATTGTGCATGACGATAAGAGTAACGATTTGAACCAGTAATAAAAATAATGAAACCCATACTAGCAGCAGTACCGATAGCGGTTGTGTTGATAGTGTAACCCATGTCTTTCATCTGTTCAATCAGAGAAACTAGAATGAGACCATCCCATACAGAGCCACCCGGAGTATTTAGAAGAATATCAATAGGTTTTGGATTCTTCTCTGTACCCTCTTCTATATCCAAGTCCATAAGTGTATATAGATAATAGATGGCTTCCGTAACGGATTCATTCGTAATTTCTTGATTAATCAGAATCTTACGCTGATAAATTGCTAGATTTTTCTTGATGGAGTTATTGCCAGATAGTAGAATCTGCTGCTCTACCATTTCTCCATCATTACGAATTGGAGTTTTATAATTCATTCTACAATTCCTCCAATCGTATTAGTATTCCTTTTTGCGATTTAGAAATGCAAGAATCTTACGGTCTTCCACTACATAATAGTCTTTTTGTGAACTATGCTTCTTACGGTTAGTGACGGTATAATTACGCTCACTACCCTCTTTGATTAGACCAACCTTGCGTAGCGCTTCCATATCAGAGCGAGAAATCTTAATCATTATTTTCCTTTTAATTCACTTGGGCGGTTGTTTAATTCCGCTTGCTCATAAATAAAAAAACAGACCAGCGAAATACTGGTCTGCGAATAGGAACTTTCTATGTTTCCCTATTCATTTAGAGAAAATGTGCAAGAAGTCTGAAAAGTGGCTTCATTCCTATGTTTTTTGAAAATTCTTGTTATGACGTTTTGGAATCTCTGTATTTTTTGCTTGCAATTCTATAGCTTTCAAGCAAATGCTGTTTAGCGCACTTTTCACAATAATCAACATTAAAAGATGTTACGGGAACAAGTCTTCCGCAATCTTTGCAAATAGAAAATTTCCCTTCACCGATATAATTCCAATAATAATTCATTATATTATGCTTATCACGAATCACAATAACAGGCTCAGAAGTATACTGAATATTTAGAGCGGGATAAACAATCTCGGTCTTATTCTCTCCCTTGAAGTTCGTATACTTGACATATCCAAGTTCTTTCAACTCGTGATATGCTGGATAAAGACTATTCGGATAAATTCTCTTTACGCAAAGTCTGTTGATGTCTTTTGCTTCTGCTTCAAACTCATTCTCGCCAGAAGCCTTACGGATATACAACATAGCGAACAAAACTTTTCTTGCGGTCTTATTCTTTAGCTGTTTAATAATATCCATTTCTTCTTTGTAAAAATATACTGGCTCATTATCCATAAGTTCAAAAGAATCAAACCCAGACATAATATCCCTTAAAGATTTTTCCTTGAACTTGTCGGTAAAACAACCATCTAATTTAAAGAGAATCGTTTTAATCTTTTCTTGCGTCTCTTCTCTGTTAAGACCATTTGTTTTATAGAACCTAGCGAGAAGAATACCATCTGTCATAATATCCGTTGAGAATTTTTGCTTCTCGTCTATCTCGGCAGCTCTTTCGTATTCATTAAAAATCATTTAGCTACCTCCTGTAAAACAAACTTCTTACCAAAAAACTCTTGACCATCTTCGGACTCCACAATCTTATAATAGTGGTCTGAATTATTTTTGACATTATTTAGAACAACATCTGAGTATAGTTCCCAAAGAAGAGATTTATCGGCAGACTTGCATTGTTCATAATAAACATAAATAATATAATCAACAAGTTCTTCTTCGTTGGATAGAATATTTATAAGTTCGTTCTTGTAATAATCAAAGAAACCGTCAAAGAAAGATTCTCTGTCAGAACCGAGAGTATTAGTATCCTCAATACCCCAATCACGGTCATGACCAATCTTCTTTAGAAGAATAGGATAATTATGCTGGAACTTATGAATGACATCTTGAATCTGCTTGCAGATATTCTTCTTAAATTCTCTGTCTTTGTTAGACATTAGGCAAGAATAGTCAAAATACTTACTAGATTTATTCTCTTTAAATTCATAATCTTCTACATATCTAGCCAGATTATTCATCGTGCAGTTAGAGTTAAACAGAGGTATATACTTGTAATAATTACGCAGGAATTGCTTTTCTTCTACTGTTTTATCTTGTTTTTGCTTTAGGTCTTTTAGTTTACAACCAAAATTTTTACGGCAAAGGTCTCCTTGTTTTTTCTTATAATGCTTGAGTCTTGCCATTTCTTTTGGATAAACATAACCAAAAAAGTAGGTTTTCTTGTCACAGCAAATACTGTTGTTAAATTTGATTTCTTCGTTTTGTTTTTGAATCTCTTGTTTCTGTTCATCAGTCATATCATCAGTAATTTGGATATATTTTTGGCGATGTGACCAATATTTATTTGGTGGAGTATAAACTGCTCCTTTAGCGTGGTCGATAGCTTGACCCTGATAAAAACGAAGCATCCTAATACGTTTTTCAATTTCAGTATACTCTTTAGAATCTTTAGTGAACAAATCTTTCATCGCGTAAAGATTACTAGCCAAATTCGTGATGCCTCCGATTGGGCTATCAAAACTCTTAACATCAAAGGAACCCAAATTGTCAAAATTAATTTTTTGAGACTTAATTTTTTGTTTTTCATAAGTGATAATTGGTAAATCTGGATTAATTGCGTTTACCAAATATTCATTATCAGAAGTAAGTGAAATATCACCCATTTATACCCTCGGTTTCCCGATATTTGCTGGCTATGCCAAGGGGATTAGACTATATCTTCTATGTGTAGCACTTCGATTTAAGGGGTTCTCACCCACTGAGAATTTCACTCAGCCCTACTCCTATTGCTCTTTATTTTAGCAGACGAGCTTAAAGGATAGTCGTTTAACATCAAAGCAAATTATAAATTTTTAAAACTCTTCTTACCTGATTATAAGTAAAACCAAGCGCATTTGCAATCTGTCTTGTTGTCATACTCATGTTTTTCTGTTTAAATTCTTTAATTTGTATTTCTTGTTCTTGCGTTAATTTTTTTGCAAATTTATGTCCCTTAAAGTCATAGCCTGTATTTTCAATCCAGTGTTTTGTATTTTCAGAGTATGTTGTCCACTCAAGATTTTCTGCGGAATTATTATCTTTGTTTAAATCTTTATGATTTACAACAGGTAAATTATTTGGATTTGGCACGAACGTCTTCGCTTCAAGAACATGGACGGAATAGCTTCTTTTATCCCCATCCTTACATAAAGTGGCTTTTACATATCCACCTTTTAGTCTACGTTGCTTAACCATGCCCCAACCAAGAGTTTTATAAGCGCCGCCATTACGTCCAGACCTCCAAGACCTAGGCTTTCTTTTGATTCTGCTATAATTTGAAATTTTATAATATTCTTCAAATCCAGCTAAATCTTTCCACTCTTCTCCATCAAAGTCTTTCATATCATAAAAACCTTCTGTATCAATATTTATATATTCCATAGTAAACCTCCTTTCTCTTAAATTTATAATTCGCTTTAATGCACAGGATTGGCATATCATAAGACTTAGCGTTTCCCTGTTAGTATGATTGCTAATCGTCATTTCCTACGATTCCTAAACGTCAATCACACACCTAGCATTTGCTAGTTCACTACAATTCACAATTTAGTTGTGGACAGTTAATATTTATCAAAATCTGCATCCGATTGACTAATAATCGTTAAATCCCAAATACTATATACGTTTCCCCACTCCAAATACCTAAACCAATCCTTACATTTATCATCAGAATAAACATTAAGTAACTGATTCTCAGCAGGGGCAACTAGAGGACTACGTTGAGTGCTTACAACCTTTGCTCCTTTATCTACCCAGCGTTTTGAATACATACATTTTGGAGGTAGTAATCCGTGTACTTCCATGCCAAATGCGTGTTCACACATAGCATACAAATCTGGAATCAAAAAATCATAAGAACCCTCAACATAAACTTTACCAATTTTTGCTTGGTCTATCTTTTTACGAACTAGACGCATTACTTTACTTTTGGCATAGCTATCATTTAATATATCCGTATTATATAATAGACATTTAGCGATTGGAGACTCAAGGCTGTTCTCTATCTGTTCTAGTGTATCTCTGTCATGACATCCAACCATCATAAGAGAAGCATAAAGTGGGTCGCATGACATTACTTTTTGAAGCCAATCAATGGTAGGATTTGCTAGGCTCTTAATTGACTCTTCTGTAAAATCGTTGCTCTGAATATATTGGTAATTTAGGGTGCTAAGTTGGTTTGATACTTTCTTAGATACTCTTGCTACACCAAACACATGACCATAACGCTTAAAGTAACTTTGATAGACTTGAAAATTAGGGTAACATTTATGAAGTTTAAACATTGATGAACCAGCTATAACGTCAATTTCATCAATATTATATGTTGCCCCATAAATATCCGTAATCGTATCTTTATGTGCTATTTCATGAGCAAAACGTCTAAAGTCGAAAATTGAACAAAGACCTTTAAACCATGCAGCCCTCACGATAAAGCTAGATGGTAAATAGTCAAGTTCTAAATCCTGTTTCCATCTCTCAGCCATTTCAGGGCAAACCATACCAGCGCCGTCGAAAGCATTCATTGTAAAATCAATTTTTTCGGTTCTGATATCGTCTTCGCCTTTTTCATTTTTAAAAATCCAATCGACAATTTGGTCTTTCAAAGGATATTCATAATCGTCAATGACACAGATTCTTGGTGTTTTAACAACTCTAGTGGCAGAAGTAGATAGCGCAAGATAAGCTCCGAATTTAGCAAGATTAATCTTGCCTATGCTTTTTGCGTCAAGACCACAAAGCATAATATTGAGCAACTGGTCATAAATTTCTGCGTTTACAAAGTTAGCAGAGTTCTTTCTCAGCTGACCAGCCCCAGCACATAAACGCTTATACTTTGTTATATACTCTGTCTCATTCACTTTAAATTTAACAGAGAATCCAGTCTTGCATAGCTGTTTATAATCCTTCTGCGTTGTGTCAGTTCTAACTGTCACAAGGTCTGGAACAAATAGCAGTTCATTGATTTCGTTCTGAATCTCTGTAATTTTTCTTGCGTTCCTCTTAGAACTCTTGTCTTGCTTTAAAATATTACGCCTATCATAAAGAGTTTGAACCTTTTCTTTATCAAAAGGTTTATCCTTAATCTGACGAATAAATCTTAGTAGTTGATTATCACCAAGAGCAACCACCCAACCAGCATTCTTCGCTGTTTTAAAATCGGTTTCGACACAACCATTTTTTGCAATTTGTTCGTAAATATCAGACGTGTTTAATTTCAGAGTATAGAATAGGTCAATTTTTGACAAACTTACACCTTACCCTTTCTTGATTTATAATTAACGCAGTCTTCATATTCCGTAATACGATGTCCGTCATACCAACACGAAAAAATAGACTCTCTATGTTTGATACCATAAGCATCAAAATATTCATCTAAAATCTTACTGGCTTCTGTTGGGAAATACTTACAAGCAGCATCGCATCTATAGATCGGAAGAGCACACGTCTGAACTCCAGTCACGTGGCCTTATCTCGTATGCCGTCTTCTGCTTGAAAAAAAA